ATGCTCTGGTGGCTGGAAATACTCGCTCAATATGCAACTTCCACCGGCCTGGCCGTGCTTTGTATTTTCGTATTCTGGGCGTATGGCCTGGCATTCGGCAGGGCCTACATGAAGCTCCTCTCGGGCCTGCTGGCCGCCATGCTGCTAATGATCGCCGCATGCCCGCACGGTGTGGACTTTGCACTGGGCAAACACTTGGCGCATGGAGATACCAGTGCGCTGCTGCTGTTTATCGCAGATGCAACAGGCGTAATCACAGCGGTGGTGGTGGCCTCGTTTTTCTTCAGCCCCGGGCGCTTGCAGGACGAAGCCTGAGCGGGACCCATGGAGAGCACCTGATATTTCTGCCAGTAGCATTGGCGGCTGAACGTTGAGAAAGTGAAACAGCCAATGTGGCATCACACCGCGACCCAGCAAGGAAATACACACCATGCAAAAGCACGCCAACACCACGCGCTTCTTCTATCAGAATGGCAAACTCGCCACTGTCAAAACCAATGAACAGGGCCGTAGCATCTTCCGCTCCTCGGATGTGCCACTTGCCGAGCAACAATCAGACGGCACCCACCTCAGCGGATTGCTGGTGACCGACGACAAGGGTTCGGTACTACAGGTGCAGGAAAAAAGCTGAGGCCCTCGGGCCGCATCGGTGCCATCGCAAGGATCGCCGCCTTTCACATATCTGTTGCGCTGCACCCTGCCCTGAGGCGATGCTCATGGCACCGTTGACGCAATAGACAAGGAAGGCCTTCAGCACCATGGAAACGCTTCACAACATCAAGTCAGATCTGGTCAGAACAGCCGATCATCTGGAAAAGCTCAGCCAGGCCATGAGTGGCCACGCCAGGTTCATGGAGGCAAGAGCCACTTTGCAGAGTGCGATCGACGTGACGGCGCACATCAGGTCCATCAATGTGGTTGCGGACGAGTTGCGCTCTGTCGCCGCGAAAATCGACGACGACATTGACGGTGCTTGCTGATAAGCGAATCGGCACGTCAGGTGCCCGGCCAGCTCTTCAGCTGAACTTGAGCTTCACTACTTTGCTCAGCGCCCAACCACTGAAGACGTAGAACGCGTCCAGGTAGAAGCGCCCCGCATAGTTGGGCAGTGGCGAGTGATTCAACAGCACATCCGGGTCAGGCGACGGTGGAAACAGGGCATAAAAGCCGCTAGGCAGCACCGCCAGGGCCAGCAATAACAGGTAAGTCGAGGCTTGCACAAGGGTGCGCCGACTGCCGAAGCTGGCCGACCATTTCAGCCCGTAGAACGCAACCAGACCGGCAACGGGCAACACCCAGAAATGCGTCGGGATCCCAATGAACATTTCGGCGACAACGCTTCTTGCTTCCACCCACTGTTCTCCATCCAAATGCGTGAATTATCACGGGCAAGGCAGGCGAATGCAAAAAAAGCGCTGCTCAAGCCAGTTCTTGAAATTTGCCGGTGGACCTGCATACAGCGCGTTGGGCGGATATCATGCTGACGTTCCCAAACACAAAAAACCCGCTTTCGATGGCGGGCTTTTAGTGTAGGGAGGTCAGTGCATCATGTTTTTGAACACATCAACGCGGCATCCAGCAACCGGCCATGGTCGTACCAGGCATCGCGTTGATAGGCCGTGAACTGGTGCTGGCCGGCTGTGCTGCGCAACTCCACAAGGCCCTCTGCCTTGCTGGGGTCGGTGCTTTCGATGAACAGTCTGACAGAGTTATCGCCATCGACCTCGTAGGTTTTCACATGCCCTGGCAGTTCGCCCTTCACGCATCCCAGATACGTGGGTGCGCTTTTCGCGGTGGTGCCAGAGGTATAGTCATGGCCGTCACGCACGTCAGGGGTTTGTGCGCAACCTGCCGTGAACAATGTGGCGAAGGCGGACACGAGTAAGGCGCCTGCTAACGATATTGAGCTCTTCACGCGACACGCTCCTGCTGCCCCATCTAAACGTAGGAAAGTGTTGCCAGTAGCACGCCATTTTTTAGTTTTCGTGAGCCCATGTTACTGCTCAATAACAACCGTGCCCTATGTTTGTTTGCTATATGGGTCAAGGCTGCATTCAGGGCGCAGTGAAAGTTCTCTTCTGATGAGCATAAGCAACCGCAATTGGCCCCAACTCCGAGTATTCCCAAGCCCACTATCGGGTCAGGCAATGGCGTTCAAAAACACCAAGGTTGCCACCAGGTCCAGGACCAGCACAGCAGTCACAACGAAAACCATGTAATAACGGTCATCCTGAGTCATTTCGGCGCTCTCCGCGGGTCAATGTCTCAGGGTCACAGCAATTACCGTTCCATCACCGAAGCCCCTCCAATGGCTGCCGCTACGCTCATGCATGGCGGCCCTCTACGACACCTTGACCTGGCACACCCCGTTGGCTTTGTTCTTGCCGGTGTACGAGACATCGGGCGAACCGTCGGGGTTGATCGACAGTGACACAGTCACCCCGCTGCCCTTGGCTTCAAAGTAGTTATCGTTGAACTTCTTCAGCTTGCCTTCTTTGCCATTGATGTAGATCGGCCCGCCCTTGTCGGCATGCACCTCGATATTTCCGGGGCACGTTGCGTTCACCAGCGGAATACCGGCGTGGGCAGCGCCCGAAGCTACCAGCAAAGCAGTTAGCAATAGTCGTTTCATCTCACGCTCCTCGAGTGGTTTGACAGCCAGCATAGCCTTCGGCGGCTACTGAACCGGGGCTATAGCCTAATGCCAGTCAGATAAGCAATTTGGGGCTGCAAAGCAGCCCAATAATACTGTAACAACCTTAACTGACTGGCATTACCCTATAGCCCCTCTTACTCTATTTCGAAGCGGCGAAAAGGTCGGCGGCAGGAGCGCCTTCGGCAGCGATGTGGCGCGCCCGAGCCACTCCCCAGGCAAGCGCCCTAGTCATCGACTCGCCTGGCCGAGAGTTGAATGCCTCCTCAAATAACGCCATCCCTGACCGAGCATAAACCCCGAGGAACATCTGCGCTCCACCCGTTCGGGACAGCCTCACCCGCACATCGATGCGGGTGCCGTCACTCAGTGTTTCTTCATGACTTTGGTGGTGCAGTGTCGGGTCAGCCCAAGCCCAGTACACATGGCCCCTCATTCGCATAAGCTCTCCTTCACCGCCAGTGGGTGATTGGTGCAAGCAGGATGGGCAGACCCTTCATTTGTAATTAGGCCTATCCAACTAGCTTGACCACCAGGCGCGAGCAAAAGCTCCATTTTTTTACCCCTCGCCCTCGACCCACTGCCGCGACATGGCGGCAAAGGCGAAGCCAGGCAAGGGGGGCGGTGACCAAAACACCGCTCCTGTTCCGTGCTTCGACGAACGTCGGGTGCGTGAAACAGGCCTGCGGTTCCCCTGAACAGCGGGTGCCTGTGCCGAATGAATTGGGGATCAGGCGTCGCCCCCCATACAACTGCCGTCACACCTATGCGACAATACGCTCAATGTCCGGCCTCAACCCCGCATTTATCGCCCAACAGCTCGGGCATAGCGTGCAGATGCTCTTATCGACTTATGCGCGCTGGATTAACTCGTCCAACGACTGGCGGAGCCGGAAAAGCTCCAGATTGGTCCGAAATTGGTCCGCAGCTGCGAAGAAGCCACGTAAGTTATTGATAGGTAAGCTCCTTGATCTCCACCGCTAACATCACCATGCGATTATTTTCGCGGTATTGAGCGGTGTAGAGTGCAGTGTTTCCGGGGGTTTCAGCCTCTCAAGAACGCACAAAAACGCATGCATTGGCCCAAGAATTGGCCCAAGAATGGCTTGCAGTTCGAGGCCTAGGCCAAGCCGTTTCCCGGATTTGCAATCCAATACAAGAATGTCCAGATCCTGCTAGTTGCGACCAAAATCAGTTGCGGCACAGACTCTCGCGGGAACGCATATCGCTCCACCTGCACAGCTACGGCTGCTACTAGCTTCCGGTACTGCAGCAGTAGCGTGAGATTCTAGTCTCAGGCCGCGCCACAAGCGGCCTACGCTTTTGGCCTGTCATTACGGTTAGGCTAGGTTCAGCGACTTTCGCCCAGTAAAATCAAGAAGCTTTCGAGCAGTTTTAGACAGTTTTAGCCCCCCATCCAGGCGTTCTGCCGACCACGATCCCTCTTGGGTCGTCACCTGCCCCCCTCCTCCCACAATTCGAACTTGAACGGGCCGATGTGAAAGGCCTCTTCGAACTCCATCAATCCCCAGGCCCTTGCAGCCTCGGATAATTCCAGCATGTCGACCAGGTTCTCACAGCTGACCTCACGCCGACGGTGCGCGGCATAAGCCATCTCATCTAGCACAGCGGCGCGCCCATCGGGATCGGTGAACAGAGCGAATCGGTCGTTCAGTTCATCCAGCCAAGCCTGCGGTATCCCGGCCATCATTCTGCCCGGCACCACCAAGACTGCGCATACAGCACGCCCTCGACCTCCTCTACCCCGTTGATATTGATCCCGAGCTGGGCCATACCGTTGACCTTGGCGTCGTGCAACCGGGGTATCACGTCCGGCCCCGGCGTAGGGTTGAAGATCCAAGCCTGGGTGGACACACGGCCCAGAGGCTCGCTATGGTGGTCGCCGATGTGAACGTCGGCGCGCAGCGGCTGAATCTTACTGAGCTGCCCGGCGGGGATGGCCACGCCATTCACTCGGCGGCGGACGAGGAGGAAATACATGGGGCACCGACACTGTATAAAGATACAGTATCGTAGCGATTAATCCCGGCACCGGACAACTGCCGATCGGCGGATCAATGAAGAGGCGGCAGATCCGTGCCCCGGGCCTTGGCTATGACGCGAAGCTGATAATCGGACACTGCCTGGAACAGAGACTCGGCAAGCAAGTGCAGGCGCTCGACCTCTTCAGCTGGTTCGCCACGATCTTGGGCCTCGTGGTAGGCACGCAATGCGTCCACCGCCTGCTGAATCAGCGACTCGCCGGCCTGAACCATTCCTACAAAAGTACGCTTGTCCATAACCCTACCTGACTAGTTTCTCTACAAATAGTAGCCTCCTTCGCGGAATTAGAGCTGATGGTCAAGCCGAACGGCATCAGCCCTTACTGTGCTCTGGGGAAGATGGCCCCGTCCCCCGCTTGATGCCGCGTGGCCCCATGATCCCCCAGATAGCTAAGCCGACGATAGGCAGTGCTAGGAGTAGCAGGGCCCACATCGCTTTGGTCGACTCGGTCTTGTCACTCCGAAAGACACTGACGATGGCCCACAAATCGACAAGCAGAATGATCACCGCTACGGCGATCCAGAAATACGTCACAGGCTCGGTCATAACCGCCTCTCATATTCAAGTGAGCAGGCCACGAAAACCCGTGGCCTCGTATAACAGGGAAGCCTGCGGGCCGCTCAAAGTTCAGGCAGCTTGGTCCGGCGCAGATGAATGGACGCCACGCACACTGAACCAACTTCGGCTGCAACACGTCCATCGCAAAACAGCAGTCGGATGAGCCACTATGCCTAAAGACCTAGCATTCGAGGCGCTTGACTGGTTGTCACATCTAGCGCACTACCATCAGCGCTGGCTGCGTGGTGAGCGCGCCTGAGGGCAACGGCCATGAACGAAGACGAGCTGATCTCAAGGCACCATCCGGTCGATGAAGACATGCCCATGCAGCACCGTGTATGGCGCTTTGAACGGGTTGGATGGTACACGCTGGTGCTGCTCGTGATGCTTGCGCTTGCCGGGTTATTTGGCAACGGTCCGCTCAGCGACGCCCAAGCCGTGAGTACCGACGGCCGTATAGAGGTCGACTATCAGCGGCTCAGCCGTACAGGCAGCATCGATAATTTGCGAATCACAGTTCGCGGCGCCCCGGGGGAGCAGGTGATAGTGCTGCTGGGCGGAACATTGCTGCAGACCGCCAGCATCGAGACCATGCAGCCCCAGCCGCAGATGTCGCGGTCTCATGGAGAGGCGCTTCTGCTGGAACTTGGAACCGGCAAAGACGGTATCGCCACACTCTATCTGACCCTGCGCAGCGAGCATGTTGGCATCCTTGAAGGCATTGTCAGGGCAGGCCAGGCCAGCGCGGTAAACTTTTCAACCTTCCTGTACCCCTAGGAGCGTGATATGGACTCCATCCTTCGTGCGGCAGGCATGTATGTTGCGCTGATGTTGCTTTTTCGCGTGGCTGGCAGGCGCTCGCTGGCAGACCTAACCACATTCGACTTCGTGCTGCTACTGATCATTGGCGAAGCAACTCAGCAGGCGTTGCTCGGGGAAGACTTTTCCTTTACCAACGCTATCTTGGTGATTGCTACGCTGATTGTGCTGGATGTCGGTCTGTCGTTGGCCAAGCTTAATTCCAGACCTTTGGCACGCCTGCTCGACGGCCATGCCACATTGGTGGTGGAACAGGGACGCTTTCTACACCAGCGCATGCGCCGGGCAAGGCTAACAGAGGACGATATCCTTGAGTCGGCCAGGGACAGCCAAGGCATCGAACGCGTCGAGCAGATCAAATTTGCTATCGTCGAGCGAAACGGCAAGATCTCGATTATTCCCCGAAACTGACATCAGTTTCTGATAGCAGCCAGTCACGGCAGCTTTGGTTCGGTAACAGCGAGAAGCTTGAGGCAGTTTTTAGACAGGGTTACCACCCCATCCAGGCGTTCTCGCAACCCCGGGCCGCGCTAGGACGTACCCTATCTGACCTTACTTGCGGATCATGGGCGCACTAGCGGGTTGTATGGATGGCAGAAATGATCCGCACTTTTTCCAGACGCTGCTCTCCAATAAATCGGGTGTTCCCGTCAGCGCCCACATTGAAGCCCGTTGATACAAGGAGATAAGACATGCCTGCACGTAAGACTGTTGAAGACCTGTTCATCCATGAGCTCTCTGATGTCTACAGCGCCGAGAAACAAATCACCAAAGCGTTGCCAAGGTTGGCTCGCGCTGCCACCAATCCGCTGCTTGCTGAGGCCTTTACTTCCCATCTCGAAGAGACCCACGGGCAGATCGAACGCATCGACCAATTGGTCGAAAAGGCAGGATTGAAGCTCAAGCGGATGAAGTGCGTCGCAATGGAGGGCTTGCTCGAGGAGGGCAAAGAACTACTGGACGAGATTGAAAAGGGCCCAGTTCTGGATGCTGCGCTGATTGGCGCCAGTCAGAAGGTGGAGCACTATGAGATTGCAGCTTATGGGACGCTGATCGCTATGGCAAAGCATCTGGGAATCAAGGAAGCTGTTGATCTACTTGTCGATACGCTTGCCGAAGAAAAAGCTGCAGACGAAAAGCTTTCGGCGATTGCCGAAGAAGGTGGTAACCAAGCGGCCACTCTAGAGAAGTAAAACAGGGCTGCCCTGCGTGACGCCGCAGGGCTAGCTTTCAACACGAATGACCAATCGTCGTCTCTGTAAGAAAAGATTTCCAAGAATCGCAGGGGTCATACACACTGAGTCTGCTTGGAGCTACGTTATGAAATTTGCACAGTTCTGCCAATGGCTGGCGAAAAACTCTGGCCGACCGCGGACCTTTCTGATCGCCGTTTCCCTCATCATTTTCTGGGCAGTGTCAGGGCCGTGGTTCCACTACAACGATACCTGGCAGCTGATCATCAATACCTCAACGACGATCATTACCTTTTTGATGGTATTCCTGATTCAAAATACGCAGAACCGAGATAATGACATCATTCACGTTAAGCTTGACGAGCTCATAAGAGCAACCAAGTCTGCTGAAAGGTCAGTACTAGATCTAGAAGCGCTCGACAATCGACAAATTCACGAGCTTCGAAAGGAATATCGAGCCATGGGAAGTGAATGCGAGCACGAGCCATCTCCGCTCGCAACCTCGGATGGACTCACGAAAGACGGTCATCAGCGATAGGTTGATCACGGAGCTTACTGGGCTGAGCTGGTACGCGTAGCCGGTGCTAGCGCGCGGCTGGTAGCCGTAATAAGCTCCTCGATGGACCAAGGCTTAAAAAGATAGCTGACGGGTGGTGTGATAGTCGACACATCCAATGGCGAACCGGAGGTCAAAATCGCTGGGACCCCTGGCCATTTTTGATGAACCATAGAGATAAATTCCATTCCCTTGATGCAACCTGGAATAAAGTGATCGACAATCATCAGGGAGCAGGCACCCTGAGATGCAAGGAGATGAATAAGGGCGTCCTCGGCATTGCCGAACGCCACACAGGTGGCTCCCATCTCAGCCAAGATCGCTACCAGCAATGCTCGAAGAATCTCATCATCTTCGACAATTACTACAGTCAGTCCTGACAAAGACAGCTGATCCTGGTCAAGTTTCATCTGGTTCTCCAGCTACGATGAGGCTATGAGTGTTTCAGCTTCAGAATCATCAGTCGATGGCGGCATTTGGCCACATCAATTGGAAGCACCAGGGCGGATGCCGCCCTGGCACACCCTCTCAGGAGTGTGGACTTCAAGGAGCGGCGGAAAACTTCTTCATATCAACTGCAGGCGCCACAAACTCAGGGCCTTGCCCAGTAGGGCGCCACCGCACCTTGGAGATCCCATAGCGCTCAGCCATTGGGCGACTGACCTTCTTGATGTTGTGTTGACCGAACCTGGGAATCACGCCAACTCCAGCATCGCAACTCGCCCAATGCCAAGCCTCAGCGTTGTCCATTCGTTCCTGCCGGAGGATGAAGGTCCGGTAATCACCGTGAAGCTCATACTCAATTATGAAAAGCTTATTCTCTGCCATTGGACTCTCCTCCTTAGAATCACCGTCAATGGAGCTACAAAGCGGGCGAAAAATTCACTTCTTTTTGACCGTACGGTCACGCTCCTCCAAGCAAAGCTATGACCGCGGTGTCCGCCTTACCAACGAGTCGTACTCTCGCTCGCACTGCTGACCTGCTATTTGGGCTCGGTCATAAGCTTTCGCCAGTTCTCCCGCTCGAGCATCAGCCCGTGCGAGCAGGTTGGAGAGCACCATGGCGGCGCGGGTGGCTGCCTGGCCTCGGGCGACAGCGGCGGTATCCGCGCCGGTGCAACTGATGGCGGCAGCGAGCTGGGTGGCGTCCCTGCGCAGCCGCTGGCCAGCAGCATCGGCGTCAGCAGCGCCAGCATTAGCAATCGTTCTTTCTTCATGGGCCTTTAGCCTCGCCTCTTGCTGCGCATCTGCGCTCCGATGTTCTTCCTGGCGCGCCGATCGCTCACCAATCACTTCGGCGAGCCGGTCGCCGCTGTCCCGCTTCGCTGATTGCTGGCCGGCCTGGGCAAGCTCCACTGAGCGACCGTGCTCATAGGCCGCCCAGTGGGAAGCTAAAAGCACCAGGACTGCGGCAACTCCAGCCCACGGGTTCATGAAGCCAGGGCCCTCCGCACGCCCTCGTCGATCACTTCGGCCTTGTATGGGTTGCCGCCGTTCTCATGGATGATGATGCCTAGGACGGCCTCACGCAGAACGGCGCGCTTGGAAATGTCGATGGAGTCGCGCACCCCGACCCCGAGCCGCTTGGCGATGGCCTGCGCATAGGCCAGGGTGTTGTTCTCGCTGGCCGGCGCCCATCGGCTGATGAACTCCAGGGGGGTATCGATACCAAGGCGGCCCACACCTGGCATCCCGTCTTTGCCGCGGTAGTTAAGCAGAAGCTTGGCCAAGGCACGGATGCCGTTTTCAGGATGATCGAAGCGCGCGAATCGGGGCTTGGGAACACCCACCTCTACGCCGAGCTGGCCCTGCCAGGCGTTGCGGGGGTTGAAATCGATATTGCCGGGGTTGTGATTCCGGACGCCGCGAGGAGTACTCATTCAGTAGCCTCCTCTGGCGAAGCTTCCGGCTCGACCTCGTCCGGCGCCTGAGCGGTGACCGTCACCTCCGCCTTGAAGACCTTGATCACCTTGGCGGTGGACAGAACCACCCTCGGGTTGCTCTGCAACTCTTGGGTTGCAGCTGTTTCGGCCTCGCCCTCAGTAGCGAACTGGCGCTTGTTGATTGGGTTGTAGTCGTTTGTGGTGTCGATGACGATGAAAGGCATGAGTTTTCTCCGGGCAAAAAAATACCGCCGGATGGCGGTTGGGTTTGGGTGTTGCGGTGAGTCAGGCCGGCACTTCGGGCCAGTCGATCTCGTCGGGATAACCTGGCTGATCAACCAAGCGATTTAGCGCGACACGGTAGCGCCTCCAAGCCTTCAGGGCGTCAACCTCGCCCGGCATGGCCTCCTCAAGATCCACCGCATCTTGCAGCGGGGCTATGGCGTAATCAGCGGCCTGGCGCAGAACTGCAATTTTCTCTGTTGCCTCGCGCAGTTGCATGCTCGGCCGTAACGCCTCCACCTCGGCTGAAGTCGCAAAGCGCCATCCGGGGACGACACCAGATGAAAGTATTAAGTCGCTGCCGTTCGTCCAGTAGGACGGCTCCGGATTGAGATGGCGATCAATCTCCCGAGGCCCCATCAGTCTCAAACCTGGAGGTATGAATTCGTCTTGGCTGCCGTCTTCCTCGAACGCAAAGACCTGCCCCGTAAGATCATTGACTAGATATTTATGGCCCATGCTTCGACCCTCAGCTTGTGAGTTCTCGCCAGTAAAGAACGGGGGCAGTCCCGTTCAGAACCGACACGTTATAAGTTGCAGCGGGAGGAACGATAATGGTCTGAGACGCAATATATTGTCCGGATGCGTATGAGTAACATCCGATCCCTGCCACCGCCCCGCCAACCGCAACCTGATAACCAACTCCGCCACCACTCGCGGGCCCACCGAAGACAGAAACTTGAATTGGCTTGCCGGTGGTATTCGTATAGGTAGTGCCCAAGGAGCGCTGTGGTGTTCTGTCTTGCCAGCTTTGCCCGACCCCTAGATCACCGATACCGAGGGACGCTTTGGCTGTGGCCGCCGTAGTGCCGCCTGTTCCACCCTTTGCAATCGGCAGCGCTGCAGGGATGGAGTTGCCTCCAAGCGCTGCATAAATCTCATCGAAGTTTGCAATGGCCTTAACCCAGGCGCTTCGGCGGTCATCGCCGCCGGCACCGCTAGGCGCGTTGCCGAGATTGATTGTTTGTTTCGCCATGTCGACTCCTTAAAGAGGTTTCATTGGCCTGGAGGCAAACAGCGTCCGCCCATTGGCCGTAAGCGGGTTGATACCCGATCCGTTATCGCAATACATCTGCAAGATCGACCGGTTACCGGGCAGGAAACCGCCATAGTTAGTACGTAGCGGCTGTGAGGTTTGCCCGATGTTGGTCACTGAAAACAGCGCGTTGGCCAAGACGTAGTCCTGATAGCTCCCTGTCCAGGGCATCTGCTGACTTGGCGAGTAATAGGGTCCACCTACAATCGGATCGCCCGCTTGAACAAATGAGCTTGAGGCTGGCTGCCCATTTAGCAGAGCGAGGTTGGCGGTGGTGACGAAGGTCCTGCTACCTGCGCTGTTCCGGACCGATGCCCCAAACTCTCCCGGTGGCGTGGATGGCGTCAGGTAGCTCGCGCAATACCAGTTGATCATCATCGGATAGAGTGCAGTTTCGCCGTGCGCCACTTGGTTGTTCCAAGCCTTCAACCTGAACCCTGTCCAGTTCCCAGGGCCACCCTTCACCGAAAAATTACCCACCATCATATAGTTGTCAGCGTTCAGGAAGACTAAAGGCCTCTCGTACGTGGTGATGGGCGCAGCGAAGGTCACATCAGCCCACTGGATCTGGCTTCCGCTCCCCGGTCCTTGGAAACCAATGTTGAATCTCCCGTTATAGCGAACTGTCAGCACCTGGTTGACCGAGTCAATCTGCGTTCGAATGTTGTTGTTCGAAGCGCGCATGCCGTAGGAGCCTGGTGCTGGGAATGGCTCGCCGCCCAACGAGAGAATCATCACTTGCCAGGTGCGGGCGTAGGGCTGCCTAAGTTGTAACTGCCCCGTCGAGAACCAGGCCTGAGGACTGGTGGTGTTCTCTCCTCCGTCATACAACGCGTCCACGACCACGAAGGATTGCGCCTGAATCTCGGGAATCGAGATGTACTGGTCGAATTCGCCGTTGCCGGTCACCTGCATCATCTTCAGAGATCGCACCGAGGTGATCGTGGTGTCGAGGGTGATGACCCCAGACGCATCCCGCGTCCGGAGCCCATATAGATCAGCCATCAGGTAAGCCTCCCTACCGCCGTGCGCTCGATGCCATTGGCGTCGTAAACGTACAGCCCGGCGTTGTTCAGCAGCGTCGATCCATTGGCATCCTGCCCCCTGATACTCACAGCACCCGTCACAAAGTTCAGCTCCAGAAGGGGAAGTCCTTGTGAGTTGACTGCTTGCGAGCGAATCGTCATGCCGGCCACGATGTTCTGGATGAACGCCTGATTGATCACCGCTTGGTTGATGAACACCTGACCGTTCGAAACAACAAACGGCAGGGTCACCTGTCCAGACGACTCATCCACAATCGCAAAGCGCTGCGCGTAGGCCAGGATCTCAGCAGTTTCTCCATTACTGCCCAGCGCAAGCCCCGCCATCACGCGGCGCCCGTCGGCAATGGTTTCAGCCTTGATCGTGGTCATGGCGGAAACGCGCCCATCTACGCCGGCAATAGTCTCGGAGACCTGCTGCACCGAGGCGCTCACGGCCTGTACCGAGCCTTCTACGCCGCCGACTTGCGACTGGACCGTGTCCACCCGCTTGCCCATGGCAACGCCATCCTCGATCCGAGCCGACTGCTCGGTCCAGACACCAACCAGGCTGCCGGTGGCACCAGCCAAGCCGGTGCTGTCGCCCTCCATTTCCGGGTTCACCTGAACATACAGCCCATCCAAGCGGCTGGCCTGCGCGGTGATCGCCGTCCCTTGCTGGTTCACCGTGGTGTTCAGTTGGCTGATGGCCGTGGCCTGACCACTCACCGCCCGCGCGGAAGGGCCCGCTACGAACGGCGAGGGCGTGTTGCTCTCCCCCACCCGCTTCTCGATCATCACCGAATCGATGATGGCCGTGAGCCCGGAAACAGCGCTCATGTTGAAGTAGATGGTGATGCCGACCTTGGCGCTATCCGTGACGGTGACCGGGAAGGTCACGCGTGTCCGCGTCGTCGGCAGGGCAAGCGTGGGCCCATACCGATGCGTACCGTTGTACAGCGAGACACGCCCGTTGGTGGCAGCGCTGCACTGGATGTACATAGACACCAGGTACACGCCAGGCTCGATCCGCACGTTCCAGCCAGCCAGGTTGTTGGTCGGGCTCAGCATGAGGAAGCTATTGGTGCTGCTCCCAGCCAGGTAGCCGAAGCCGGAGTCAGCGTCCGGCAAAGCCACGCCTTCTCGCGTCACACCACTGCCGACGGCCGTAGCCGGAAGCGTGGTAGAAGTCAGCCAGCTGTAGTCATCCGCCAGCAGGTTGGTGCCGCTTCCCCCAATCCCGCCGATCGAGCTCTGCAGCTGGGTAACGGCCTGCCCCTGCGAGCTCAGCGTGTTGCCCTGCTGTGTCACGGTACCCTGCAGGCTCTGCAGCGCAGTGTTGTCCGCTTTGCCCGCCACGGCGTTGTTCAGCTGGGTGAGGGCTGATCCCTGGCTGGAGACCGCGCCCTCTGTCACCGAAACACGGGCGTCGACCGATTGCAGTGCGCTGGCCTGGGCATTGTCCTGACCGCCGCGCTTGCGTGCAATTGGCGAGGACAGGAACACATCGGTGGCATCACCCACCGACACGCGGAAGGTCATCGCCATACGCACGCATCCAGCCGGCACGGTGGCCTGCCCAGTCAGCTTCGTCCAGGTTTGCGCAACGTTTGTGAGACGAACCCCATCGCCCGCTGCAACCACCCAGTTGTGACCGACGCTCGTGCCTTCGAGATCATAGAACTGAATCCACAACCCATGCTGACGCGCCATTGAGCTGTAGGCATACAGCTCGAAGTCATAGACCTCGCCGCCCGCAACAGAGATTTGCGAAGTCACCGCATTCTCGGGAGGCCGGACGTTGAGGGCGCTTTGAAAGCCCAGGTAGTTGTTGCCGGTGGACGTTGCCACGGGCCACTTCACCACCCGGGGCGACGGCGCCCCAGATGGCACCGAGGCGTCATTGCGCGCCAGCACGGCGAACGCTGGAGAGCCAGAGAACACCGGGCCATCTGCGAATGCCGGGTTGAACAGCAGGTTTTCAGCCGACAGAACGCCAACCGATGCCTTGATGTTGGTGATCTCGCTTCCTTGCGCCGTGAGTGTCGATCCCTGCTGGGTGACCGTGTTGGTCAGTGCCTGGACCGTTGATGCGTCAGCCTTGGCGGCAACCTGGCTCAAAGCGCTTGCTGCAGCAGTGGCGGCGTCCGTTGCCACCTTGTCCGTCACCGCCACCCAGGCGCTGCCGCTCCACCGCTTGGGTGTGTTGGCGTTGCCCGTGGTATCGATCCAGAGGTTCTGCGCCAAGCGGTCAGCCGTGGCAGGCGTCGCGCTCTGGATGATCACTTTGCCCTTGCCGCCGGCCAGGTCTGAAGCTGCCTGCGCGGCCTGCTGCGCTGCGGTGACGCTCTGGTTGGTAGTAGAGAGGCTGTTGGTGAGGTTCGTGATTGCCGAACCTTGGGAGGTCAACCCCGACTCGGTCTGGCTCACCCGGGAATCAAGCTGCTGCGTGGCCGATGCAAGCGCCGCTTCGCCAGCCCCCTGCCTGGCGATTTTCAAGTTCGCGACCCACATCTTGAAGCCGACGACGGCAGGACCGTCAGGCACAACGTACAACGAAATTTCGGTTGTCTGAGCTGGCACGGTCACTTGAACGCCAAGCTTCTGCCACCCCCCATCAGCAGCCCTGTAGCCGAGGATTCGAACGTTGCCGCTGACGCTGGTAGCACTGTCGATCCAGTACGTGATAGCGATCTTGCCCGCGTTGGTCGTCGCATGTTCGCAGAACATCTGGCATTCCACGTTAAGGACTTCCCCCGGCGTCGCGGCGGTGCGCACGCTGCCGTTGGTGAACACCAGCGCCTGACCGCCCCATCCAGATACATCCCGCAACTTGGACATACAAAGCAGTCGATTTGCAGGTGCTGCAGCTGGTACACCCGCATCCGTCTTGCTGAAGTACTCCATCTTGAAGTCAGCGGTACTGTTGTTGACCAAATCGCCGGCGGCATTGAAGTCGGGGTTGCGCAGCAGATTGTCCTGCGATGAGTTGCCAACCGATGTCTGGATGTTGGTAATCGCCTGCCCCTGGGCGGTCACCGTCTGCCCCTGCTGCGAAACTGTGTTGCTTAGTTGTTGCACAGTCGAGGCATCGGCTTTCGTCGCCACTTGGGACAGCGCACTGGCTGCCGCCGAAGCTGCATCCGTGGCCACCTTGTCGGTAACCGCCACCCATGCAGTCCCGCTCCAGCGTTTCGGCGTGTTCGCGCTGCCGGTTGTATCAATCCAGAGGTTCTGCGGCAGGCGATCCGCTACTGCCGGGGCCGTGGACTGATACATGACCTTACCCTTCCCACCCGCTAGATCGGACGCCGCCTGTGCTGCTTGTTGGGCAGCAGTGACGTTCTGATTGGTCGTGGTCAGGCTGTTTTGCAGGCCGGTCAGCGCGATCCCTTGCGAGGTCAGCCCCGTTTCCGTCTGCACCACCCGGGCATCGAGCTGGTTGACCGAGTTGGCCAAGGCGCCGACCTGACCAGCACTGTTGCCAATGTTGAAGGTCGACGGGGTTGTGCCGGCCCCGACCTGCTCCTCGAGCATGATGCGGTCTACCAGTACCGCGATTCCATCCTTCGGGTTGGGCGACGCAGATATGCACACCACCATCCGATCAGCTACGAAAGCAGTGCTGGTCAGGTCAAACACGGCGCTGTACCGGCCCCACTGATCGGTAATGGCGACATCCTGACCAGGTGCGAACCTCACGGCACCGTCGGCAGCAATAGTCCGCAGGCTGACCTGCATCTGCTTGGCCCCAGAAGTACTTTTGGCGTCCCAAGCCAGGATGTACTTCTTGTTTTTGAGGGCGATGTTTGCCCCCGAGTAGATGTTGCTCGGCGCAAAGTACGTGGTGCCGGTACCGGAGGTTTGAAGCAAGCGCAGCACATAGCCGTTGAAACCGTGCGGATCAGCTTCAACCATGGCAGCCTGGCCCCCGCCCATCACCAGAGCGGGTACTGCCGGGCCAAACACAGCGTATTCGGCTGGCACCAGGTTGGCCCCGTTGCCCGCGATATCGCCCACCGCTGCCTGCACATTAGTTAGCGCGGATCCCTGCGCTTCGATCTTGCCTTCAGCGCTGGTTACCCGGGTACCCAAGTTGTTCACCGCAGTTGCATCGGCCTTGGTCTGAGCCAGGGCCAGAGCGTTAGCGGCCGCAGCTGCCGCATCCGTGGCAACTTTGTCCGTTACCGCTACCCAGGCAGACCCACTCCACCGCTTAGGCGTGTTGGCGCCGCCTGTGGTGTCGATCCACAGGTTTTGCGCGAGGCGGTCAGGCACCGGAGGGGTAGCCGTTTGCACGATCACCTTGCCCTTGCTGCCCGCCAGGTCGGATGCTGCCTGGGCAGCCTGCTGCGCGGCGGTGACGTTTTGGTTCGTAGTCGTCAGGCTGCTCTGCAGGGAGATGATCGACGAGCTCTGCGAGGTCAGGCCGGCCTCGGTCTGCGCGACCCGCGCATCCAGAGACTGCGTAGCAGACGCCAGCGCATTGGTCTGGGCGGCACGCTTGCGTACGGCCGGGGCGGCCATGTAAGCAACCAAGGCGTCGCCGGTAGACATGCGAACCGTCATCGCCAGGCGCACGGCGCCTGCCGGGACCGTCACCATACCCGTCAGCTTCACCCACTGACCTGCGGTGGTGGCAATGTTGAAGCCATCCCCGCCCTGCTGGACCCAGCCATGGGTAACAGAAGATCCGTCCAATGCGTAGTACTGCGCCCATAGGCCGAACTGCCTGGCCTTCTCACTGTGCAGCACCAGCTCAAAATCAAAGACCTCTCCGGCCGCCACCGCGATCTGTGTCGCATTGGAGTTCTCAGGAGGCCTGACGTTGAGGGCAGACGTAAATCCAACATAGGTGTTCCCCGTACTGGCGGGCACGTCCCACTTCACCACGCGCGCCGTGGGCGCACCTGCCGGCACGCTGGCATCGCTTCGGTTCAGCACCAGGATGCCGGGCTGGGCGTTGACGCCGTTACTGCTGGAGAAAGATGGGTCCAGCAGCAGGTTCTCACCGGAGATGTTCCCGATGCTGGCCTGGATGTTCGTGAGGGCCTGGCCTTGGGCGGTGATCGTGCTGCCCTGCTGGGTCACCGTATTGGACAACGCGGTCACTGTCGAGGCGTCGGCCTTGGTCTGCGCCAGCGCGCTTGCTGCAGCAGCGGCAGCCGCCGCATCAGTGGCCACTTTATCGGTCACAGCTACCCAGGCACTACCGTTCCAGCGTTTCGGAGTGTTGGCGTTGCCGGTGGTGTCGATCCAGAGGTTCTGGGCCGCCCGATCAGCAACCGCCGGTGTTGTTGCTTGGAACAGAACCTTGCCCTTACCGCCGGCCAGGTCGGAAGCAGATTGGGCTGCCTGCTGCGCCGCAGTAACGTTCTGGTTGGTGGTGGTCAAGCTGTTGTTGAGTCCAGTGAGTGCCTGGCCCTGCGACGTAATGGTGTTGCCCTGCTGAGTCACGGTCGTGGACAACGAATCAACAGCCGAGGCATCGGCTTTGGTCTGCGCGACCGACAATGCATTGGCCGCGGCGGCTGCAGCATCGGTCGCCACCTTGTCCGTCACCGCCACCCAGGCGCTGCCGCTCCACCGCTTGGGTGTGTTGGCGTTGCCTGTGGTATCGATCCAGAGGTTCTGCGCCAGTCGATCAGCGGCAGCCGGGGCAGCAGATTGCACGATCACTTTGCCCTTCCCGCCCGCCAGGGTGGACGCATCCTGCGCAGCCTGCTGGGCGGCCGACACGTTCTGGTTGGTCGTGACCAAGCTGTTCTGCAGGCCGGTCATAGCCTGGCCCTGCGACGTAATTACCCCCTCAGCATCAGTGACCCGGGTCGACAGGTGGTTGACCACCGAAGCATCGGCTTTGGTCTGCGCCACAGTCAGTGCATTTGCTGCTGCAGAGGCTGCATCCGTCGCGACCTTGTCGGTGACCGCCACCCAAGCGCTGCCACTCCAGCGTTTCGGCGTGTTGGCGTTGCTGGTGGTATCGATCCAGAGATTCTGCGCCAGGCGGTCAGCAACAGCAGGCGCTGCAGCCTGGACAATGACCTTGCCCTTGCCGCCCGCGAGGGTCGCCGCATCCTGCGCCGCTTGCTGAGCCGCCGTGACGTTCTGGTTGGTGGTGGTCAGGCTGGACTGCAAGCCGGTGAGCTGGGTGGCTTGCGAAGTGGTGGTGCCCTCCAGGTTGGTAACCTTGGTCTCCACGGTCTGCACGCGGGCGGCAAGCCCGTTCGCCGACTGCACAACCTGGCCGACATCAGTCCAATAGCTGGTATTCGGCGGCGCGGTGTTTTTCGGTACCGCCTTCGACGCCTGGTACAGCTTGCCATCGGTCCCCAGCACAGTCTGGCCAGACGTGTAGGTTTTGTCGGCGTTGTACGGCAGCGACTTGGCGATCTGGCTGACGCTGTCGATTTGGCCCTGCAGGTCTTGCGTGGCTTCGTCGAGGTCCTGTTGCACCTGCCGGGCGGCCTCGGCCACCTGGTCGATCGCTTGCTGAGCCTGTTGAGTCGCGGTGTCGAGGTTGGATTGAACCTGCGTGACCGCCTCGCCCAGTTGGTCGGTGATCTCGGTGACCTGCTCGTCCAGTTCTTCCAGACGGTTGTTGACCGACCCCGGGAGATCGGGTGGACCAGAGATGAGGGCGATCTCGTCGCGCAGTGCCGGGTACAGGGAACCGTTACTGATTTTGTCCTTGAAGTATTCCTCATACTCGGACTGGTTGCTGCTGGCCTGGCCGTTCACGCCAACGCCGGTTGGGTACCATGGTCCAACGTTCCCGCTGCGGTCGATCAGGCGCGCCCAGTAGAAGAACGAGACACCAGCCGCGAGACCGTGAACTTCGTGCTCAGCTTGCGGAAAAGCAAAGTCCCCCAGCTTGCTCGCCTCTTCGCGCTTGGCAGTTGTGCCCTGCCAAATCTCGGTGCGCTCAGTGTCCTCTGCGCCAGCCGGGAAGCCCCAGTTCAGTCGGGTGCCGAATACCAGCGGCGTGGTAGTGAGGAATGCAACTGCTGGCGGTAGAACTTCCTTACCCTTTAACTGGGTCAGCATGGAGTCGCGCCAGGTCGACGTGATATCGAACGAGCTCACAGCGCGCACACGCGCCAGGTAGGCCCCCGCATAGATACCCACCACATCGACAGAAGCCGCGCCGGTGCGTTGTACTCGAACCCAATTGCCATTGTCCTTGCGCCATTCCACGTCATAGGCGACGGCCCCCTGCACTGCTGGCCAGGAAATGGTCATGGTGTTCACGCCAATACCTTGATCCACGGCGTAGGCCGAAGTCAGGGTAACGCTGGCCGGTGGCTGCACGGTCGTCACCGGGATGACACTGATCGGGCGCTCGTCCAGCTTGGCGCCGGTGTCGATGGCCGCAAACTTGCTCGGATTGAACTCGAGCGCGGTGATCTCGTAGTCACCTTCCTGGGTGCGCGTAGTCTTCAGCACCCGGAACAGCTGGACAGCCAGGTCGTCGTAATCAATCGCCCACTGCAGTTCTGGCTCTGGCTGCACGCTGTATGCGGTAGTCACCGTCACTGCGCGCCCGGCAACCGACTGTACAGTTCGCGCCTGCGCGGTGCCGTTCGGCAGGTTCAGGATCAGACGGTCGCCGGCCTTGATCGGCGTATCACGGTCCAGCGTCACGACGCGCCCGGCTGCCGACGAAATCCGGCCACCGTTCGGGCGGCCAGCCACCAGCTCATCCGCCACAGGAATGACATAGCCAGGGAGCGGGGTGCGGCCCTCCATGCCGGTCTTGAAGGTGACAGTACGGTCTTGACTATTGCTCAGCAGAGCCCACTTTCCGCGGCGCTGCGCTTCGGAGGCGCGGGTGCAGCCGATGGCCGATATCTCAACCGGACGATCACGGTACCGGCGTTGAAGCGCGTTGTCGGTCACCGGGATGACGTCAGTGTCGTAGTTGTTCGCCGGGTTGTCGTAGCTGACCAGGGCCCGACTGTAATGGGTGTTACGCTCGGCGCCACCATAGACGAACTCTCCGTCGATGACGTTGGCCCGGGTGAACACGTAGTCGATGTCCTGGGCGCGCGGCATGTCTGCCTGCATGAACAGCGAGCCGTGGGCCCAATACACCATGCCACGGTAGATTGCCGACAGGTCGCGCAGCAGGGTCCAGGCCTCGGCGCGGCCCTGCAGATTCATATCACACAGGAAGCGAGGCTCTTGCCCGCCCTGCCCGTTCGGCACCTGCTGGTCGCAGTACTGAGCGATGCGGTACATCTCCCACTTGTCGACCATCCAGGATTTGATGCGCTTGCCCAGGCCGAAACGGTCCTCGACGCACAGGCCATAGCTGACGAACGCAGGGTTATTGGTCCATGCCTGCTTGAAGGTGCCATCCCAAACGCCAGTATAGGTGCGGGTGTCTGGGTCATAATTTGTTGGCACTGGCCAGCGGCGCGCCCGGCACTTAACTGTTACCGTTGGAATGTTGGTGAATTGCTGAGCATCAAATTCGATGTACAGCAGAGCAGTGTTCGGGTAGCGCAGCTTTTCGTCGATGATCTCGGTATAGCCCGCAATCATCATCTTGTCGGCCACGGTTCCGCTGTTGGCGTTCGGCGTGAGGCGTCGGACGCGGAACTGCCATCCCGATGTCGCAGCTGGCAGGTCGACGCGTACAGACCGCTGGTATCCGTTAGTGGTTTTCCCGTCCACGGCGCCGCGGTGGGCCTCCACATAAGCGCCGCCATCCGTGGACACATCAATTGCATACTCAATCCGATAGCCGTTTGTGTTGCCGTTGCTATCTTGACTGGCGAGTCGATCCCAGGACATGCGCACGCGCACGGCAGATAGCTGAGCGTTGCTGAGCGCACGGACGAAAGGGTTGTCGCTGCGCAGTTCGACATTGACCGTAGTCTCGTTCTCGATCGCGGGCAGGCCCTGGATGTAGTCCTGCTCCACCGTGCCACGTCGCCACTCCCACTTCACGCCGGGGAAGTTCACGCTACCACTAGCATCCATGATCGGGGTGTTATCGAGATAGATGTCACGATCGGTCGGGGTTCCGTCAAACTCGCCCTCACCTACAGCGATCAGCATCTTGGCGATGATCGTGGACTGCAGGCTGTCAGGGGCTTCGACCGGCGTCTTAGGCTTACTCTCACCGCCTTTGGCGCCGGCAATGTCCATATGAGCTGTAGCACCCATGCTTTCCTCCAGGCAATAAAAAACCGCCCGGAGGCGGCTGGAATTCGGTGGTTTCTTCAGATCTTGTCTTCGGGGTAGGTAGATGCCGAGATGATTGCTCCCCCCCAACGGCGGTCCCCGATGCAGATCGGGACGGGGTTTCCGCTTGCCGTTGTATTCTTGGCATTGCCGAAGGCGTAGGACGGCAAGTTTTCAGGGGCGGCACTCTGGGATAGTCCCTTAGCCTGGGGGCTGAGCATCTGGACGACTCCGCCCAGCGTCATAGAAAGACCAGCATAGAATGCGGACGGGCCTAGCCATATGGACGACACCATCAAGGCTATGCCAATGATGGTTTGAAGAATCCCTCCGCGTTTGCTGCCATGAACAACAGGCACGATGCGTACCTCGTGAGTGCCTCGACGGCTCAACTCATCCATGCCAATGTTCTTTCGATTACGGAAGATAGCGAAGCGTAACCCTAGTCCATCGAGCCGTCTGATCTCCTCTTCGAAGCCTTGGACCGTGGCTTTCAAGGCTTTGAAGACTTCCCAGGTCTCGCCGCTGTCAATCTGACGACGATGCGTGCGCCCGAACTTCTGTGCCAGCGAGCCGGACAGTTTGATGATGGTCATTGGTTGATAGTCGGCCGCTGCGGTTGCCATGATTCCTCCAGGCATAAAAAAACCGCCCTAAGGCGGTTTGTGATGAGTGACTCAAAGACATGTTCTGACAGCTCGCTCCACAGCTGAACGACCAGGCATGGCTGACCACGGCATACGCTGTCGCAGAGCTATAGAGCTGCCAGTCGCTGTTCTAGTGATATCAAGCAGCTCGTCTGCCATGCTGCTATTCGCCACCCATAAGCGATAACCGTTTTCGGTCTCGACCATGGAGGATTCCGTCCTGGCGGCCTGCCACTTAGGAAATACACACAGAGCATACTGCTTTGGTTCTTTCTTCGTTATCGCGCTAATCGAGGGCTCGTTGCCTTCCAAGTCTGCGGTCGTCACGCACCCCGCCAGCAACGCTAGCCCCACAGCACCGATCAGAATTCGCATGTGATCCCCTATTTCCGGTAGAAACGCTTGAACATGGTCTTGTGGGCATACCGGCGCCTACAGAACCTCGTGCAAGCCAAGGCCAGCCCTCCGAAGACGATCCCGAACACCGCCCAGAGGACTGTCGAGTTGTCGGTGATGTAGAGGTGAAAGACCTTGGCGGCATACCAGCCCGCGATCAGGCAGAGGATCCCTAGGAAGGCAGTAATGCCACGAGGCGTGCCGTACTCGATCTCGGCTTGGCAACCTCGGCATACACGAGCGCCCCACGGCACTTCGGTAATGCAGTGAGGGCAGGTAACGGTGTGATTGGATGCCACGGTCTCATTCCTTGAATGGTGGATAGGCCGGGCAGTTTACGGGAAATCGAAATTCGCGACAGCAGATGCAAAAAGCCCAGCGCGAGGCTGGGCTGATCAACTATTCTGCCGAATCACAATCCTGATGCCTGAGGCCGTCCTCCAAGAGGTGAACCACGCTCCCGGCCCCTCCATCGTAAATGAGATCGTCATAGAGCATTACGGACTGTCGGTAGTGACCGTTCAGGATCTCAAGAACTGCACACACCGAGCTCAATGCAGCCTTGATCTTCAGACGACTTGCAGGGGACAGCGGGCTTGCCGCAAGCCCTTGAATGTGGACTAGGTCATTGTGTGCAATACGCTTGTTGCGATGCTCACGCGCAAACTCCGCGTCAATCAAGGCGGTAGCGACTGCGCTTTCCACCTGGGCTCGGACTTGCGTATCACTGATGATCGGTGGGATGGCACTGATTGAAAGGTTTGGCTTCTTTCCCGTCATAGCGGGATCAGTAAGCCTGGAAATCCCCAGCATCACCGCATCCCAGAACTGTGCCTGTACAACGCCGAAGAACGTAGGCGCTGAATCATTCAAAACCTGCACAGTTGCTTGGTCCACACAAAAAAGCTGCTCGTATTGCTTCCACAGCAAAAGGGTCTCAAGCAGTTGATCGTTGAGGTCGTAGTACATCGCCCCAAGATCCGCGCCCATACTCTTGATGCACTGATTCCGGCTTTCTTGCGCGCTGACCACTAACGATACTCCAAGCATGCTCCACAGAGTCGCGCAGCGTGCCACGTCATCATCACCCTGTCCACCCATCCAGTGTGGATGGAATACCAGTACCGCGCCATCATTTCGCCATAGTAGCGTTGCACCTCCAACGAAACGCCCCGGTCCGTTGCCGGAAAGCCCATGGAAACACTTAGGAGGATGATGTGAGCAGCGCCAATGCCCAAGGAAAAGGGGCCCCAATTTACTTTCTTCAACAGGGGGATCGGCTGTCTGATATCGCTGAGCGAAATCCGATCACTCCCGTGGTTAAATTATTGTTACAGCCCGCACTGCCCTCGAGCCCATTCGATCCGATAGCGGGCACGCCCCTTCATGAAATAACTGCGCTGATCGACACAGGGGCTGAGGGAGTTTACATCGACGAAGATTTTGCGCATCAGAATGGTTTTCTTAGTGAGCGGACCATGACCGTCCACTCTGCATCAGCAACAACAATTGAGCCAGTTTACCCAGCTCTTTTCATCCTCCAAGGATCATCGACGCACTACAAGCAAGCGGCCGAGTTTACGTCTGTCCCGCTGCGTAAAAACGGCCGTCACTATGATGCAATCCTAGGTATGCAGTTTCTGAGCAACGGTGTGCTTGTCATGGACTTCGACTCAAACACCTTCAGGTTTGAGTTCACTACTAAGCCCGACAAATAGCAGCTCTCTGGCGTCCCAAGGCCCGTCCTGCTTCAAGGGGATGACTTCGCAGTCGTCCCAATTGCAGGGCACCGGAGGCTTCACAGGAGCAACTATGGCTCTAGGGTCGATTCTCGTTTCGAGTCGGCTCACCGCCACAGCATCAGCCTTCTGGTTGCTCATGCCCTCCTCCATGCGGCCTAGCCGCTTCACTTCGAGTCCAGATGACGCAACACAAGGCGCGTCCGGTCGAGCCAAGGCCCGCCGAACACGATGATTTCTGATGGTCTGCCGAGCAGGTGGTGCAGAATGAATGGGCCCGGGCCGAATACCTGCCCATGCTCCTCAGGTAGCTTCGCATCGGCACCTAGGTAGATGCCAGCGTGATTCGGGTGAACGGTACGACCAACCGCCATGACGATCATGTCACCGCGTTGCGGCTGGCTTACCTGATAAAAGCCGGCTTCCTCGAAGGCCTGCTCGTACAAGCTCGGGCCGTCAGCCTTCTCCCACCAGCCATCCTCCCGAGCATAAGCTGGGAACTCCAGACCCCATACGCGCTTGTACCAATCCGCACACACCTGCCAGCAGTCCCAGGCGCCGTGCACGAATGGCCTACCCAACAACGGCGTGTGGCCGGTAGGGGTAATGCTGCGCAAATCACCTTCAGGCCACGACAGGATGTGCCAGGGCAAGCCTGTGGCCTCACACATGGCCAGGTCACGCGGCGAGGGCCTGCTGGTAGCATCCGGGTGCGAGTGCACGATGCCGAGCACTTCGCCTTGGTCTTCAATTGCCGCGTACTGCTCCGGCGCGATGCGGAACTCGTCGGCGGGATCGGTCGCGGTGTTGTCACATGGGATGTACCTGTGGGAGCGGCCGACGGTGATGATCAGGCCGCAGCACTCGCGCGGGTATTCCGCCGCGGCGTGCGCTTGCACGGCGGCGAGGATGTGTTTGCGCATGGTCAGCTCCGTGCGATCAGGGAAACGGCCGGGAACCCGCCGAAGGGCAGCTGGTTGCCCTGGCCAAAGCGAACTGTGCAGCCTGAGTCCAGACAGCCATTGCACTGGTCCTTGGCCGAGTCGCCCGTGGCGTTTCCATCGAGGTCGAAGTAGGGGCCGGTGTATCCGCAGTTGGGGCCGCGGTAGCCGGCGGTCATCGCCCAGTGGCACAGCTGGGTCATCTGCCGGCCAATGGTCTCGCCGCCGACATCGCCAGGGCTAGCGAGCTCCCAGGCGACCGTGGTACCGCTCTCCGACACCTTTTGATCGATGTACCAGACCTCGATCGCTTCTTCGGTAGGGTCTGCCTCCAGGTTGCCGGCGGGGAAGTTTGCCGCGTCTAAGTAGCGCGCCATGGTGTGACGCATGGTCAGCTTGAACTCGAGCAGGTTGTCGAAGGCCAGGCATAGCGCTGTGATCCTGCCGTTGACGTTGCCTACGGTCAGCGTGGGCCGCACGGCGGTGCCGTCCGAATTGGCTTCAATGCCATCGATTTGCATCGGCCAGGCCCCGTACTCGCTCCCCTGCCACCAGATCGACTTGGCCGGCAGCTGATCGGCGTTCGCGCCAGCCGCTGCAAGCTCCTGAGGCGTGTGCGGTATCGCATGCCCATGAAATCGCAGCGTGTCCGCTCCGAAATCGGAGCCGTCCAGTTCGAACAGCAGGATTTCCGCGCCCGGTTCCAGCTTCTGCAGCTGAGTGATCAAGCTCATGGATGAAACGCTCTCTCAAAGGTTGCCGTCAGCACCACCACCCCACCCGGCTTGCGCTGCTGCCGAAAGGCCTTGCAGCGGTACATGCCGAGTACACCCTCGGGATTGGTCCACAAGAACGCGGTAGCGCCCCGGTGCCGTCTAATGAAGACCAGGATGGGCGCGACCTCGTCCGCCAAGCCGCCGAACGAAAGCGACCAGCTGTCTGTTTCGGCGTTCAAGCCATCGGTGGACACTTGGGCATAGTTGTCACCGAACTGTGATGTCCGAGTCCGCAGGGTGCTGTCACCGCCGGCCTCGTCGTCAGGAGTCCAGGTAAATGTTTCGATCGCCATCAGCGTCTCCCGTTGCTGTTTCGATAGCTCACGCCACCGGCGCGCCAAGAGTCGGTAATGGCTCGCTCAGCTACACCCTGCATCTGCTTCTGCAAATTCTGCTGAAGCGCAGTGCTATCAAGCTCCATACCCTCGTCGCTCCTATCCGGAACGGTTAAATACATAGGAGCATCAATCTGCACCAATGTGCCTCCGCTCGCGGAGCCGCCGACCATCTGTACGCCCAGCGATCCGTCAGGCCCGCGTGCCAAAGGCATGATCGCCTCAGGCCCATCCTCACCAGCGACTCCCAGCCCGCCATTGCCCATGCCGAACATGGTCGGCGTGTTCAAAATATTGTTGGTGGCGAACCCGGCGCCTTTGGCGAACATCTGCACACCGTTCGACCAGGCGCCACCCAAGGCCTGCGGAAAATACGTGCTTCCATAGCCAGCCTGGGATGCGCCCAGGTTAGAGGAGATCGCTCCGGCAGAGCCCGGAGTCATGCCGTTGCCTGACCCGCCGCCGAAGTAGCTGCCGACTGCCGATACCCCCAGCCCCACAAGCCCACTCAGTAATGAGCTTGCTGCTTGTTGACTGGCGATCCTGGCCATATCCGAGAGCACGCTAACGGTGAAGCTCTTGAAGTTGGCCTTCCCCGTCATGGCAAAGTCGGCCACAGCGTCACGTGCCGTATTGAAACCGGTGGTGAGCATGTCGTCAGTTGCGCCAGCCACGTTCGCTGCGTCAGCCTGGATGTTGGCCCAAGCCCGCTTAGCGCCGTTTCGGTAGTCGCGCTGCGCCTGCAATCTGGCTTCGAAGCCGTCGACCTCCATCTGCAACTCACGCGCCTGGTAGTCGGCGAGGTCTGCCAGCCGCTGCTGGTAGGCGTCCTGGCTGAGCCGGCGCGACACGTCCTCTTGCTGCTCCTCCAGTTGTCGACGCGCCTCCGCATATTTCTGCCGGACGGTGTTTAACCGGTCGGCCTCTTCACGCTGGTCATCGCCCATACTTACGCCGGCCACATCCGCATTGATTGCGTCCTGACGGGTCTGCAGGACCACTTCCATCGCCTTGCGATAGGCCTCGGCACTGTTACGCCGCACCTCGGCAAGCTTCCGCTCTTCCTCGGCTCGCTTCTGCAGGACGGGATCGGCATAGGCCGTGTTGAGGTTCTTGATGCCGAGCTCCATCTCGGCGGCGGTGATCTTGCCTGCGGCTTGCGCCTTACGAAGCCCCTGCACGCCCTCCGCCAGATCCTCCAGCCGCTTTTTCTCGGGCAACGCACGGTCGATGATCGCGTCGAGGGCCTTGATCTCATCCTTTAGCGCCTTCGCGCGGTCCTTGCTGCCCTCGGTGGCATCCTTGTTGGCCTTCTTCTGCGACTCGATCGCGCTGGCAGCCGAGAGGATCGCCTGGCGATCTGTTTCGGTGAGGTCGGCGTTTTCCTCGATGTAGCGGTTGGCGATTCTCGTCGCGTCGCCATTATCCTGCAGGCCTGCCAGCTGCTTCTGGAGCGTTTCCAGGTAGGTCTGCCCTGCCGAGCTCATGCCGACCTTCGCGGCATTGTTCGCCTGGGTGGCCGAGGTGTTTTCTTCGGTGACCCCGGTGAGCACCCGCAGGGTTTCGGCAATCAGGCCTGAACGCTGATCGGCATCGCTGACAGCGCCAGCCTGGGTGATCCACTGCTGCAGGGTTCCGGCCGGAAGCTGTAGTCGAGCGCCGACCTCCTGCAGGATTGGCGACAACCCCTGACCGGCGGAGCGTGCTTCGTTTAAACGGTCAATCAGGCCTTGGTATTCGGCAAGCTGGCGGTTGTATTGGCCACCGGAGTCACGCGCCGGCGCAGTGACTACAGCAGATCGGATGGACTGGGCCAGGTCGCCGTATGCATCCTTGACCTTGTCTGCAGAAGTTATCTGTTCCTGCTGCCACTTGACCAACGACGCTTCGCGCTGGTCCTTGTTGAGCTTCGCGAACTCTTCCCGCAACTGCGAGACCGGCTTATGCATCTCTTCGAGGCTGATGCCCGCCCGATCTGCGTTATCGCGCAACAACAGGAAGCTGGCCGCTGCGGTACCTGCTAGCAGGGCCAGGCCCATCGGTCCGCCCAGTACACCAAGCAAGCCGGCGCTGACAGATCGAAGGCCACTCTGGGCAGTTGCTACCGCTGCAGTAGCAGCGGCTTCTCTCTGCCGCGCCTGAGCCAGTTGGATCGACATCTGCGTCTGAACCGCAGTGCCTTGCGCTGCCGCAGCCTCGCGAGCGGCCAGGATGGTTGCGGTTTGGGCCTTGCGCTGATCGGCGATGGCCGCCTGCAAAACTGCCTCGGCCTGGGCAATACGCGCCGCACGGTCAGCCCGTGCCGCCTGGATTGCCATCCCAGACTTGGCCACATAGTTGGTCAGGGCCGCAGCACCGACGCCGCCCATGGCCACGGCCACCAGATCCACGTTGTCCGCCAGCGCAATTAGCACGTTTGCCAAGCCTGCGACTATGCCGGTTTGCTCCTCCATCTCACCCAGGAATGTCTGAATGGCGTTGCTGATGTTCACCATCGCGTCCTGGACGCTGGTGGACATGTCGGCCGCAGCCTTGCGGTTGGCCTCCACGGTGCGCAGCAGGCCGGTATTGATATCATCGAGCGACAGCTTGCCCTGGACGCCGAGCTTTCTGATCTCCTCCGCGCTCTTGCCTGTGGCAGTGGCGATGGCAGTGACGATGGTGGGCATGGCGTCCTGAATGGACACCCAGCCATCCGCTTCAACTTTTCCGGTCTGCAATGCCTTGGAGTAGGCATCCAGTGCGGAGCCGGCCTTGTCGGCAGCGGCAGCGTTGGTCACGAGCAGGAAGCTGAAGCTGTCGGTGATATCCAGCGTCTGCTGGGTGTTGAATCCCAGACTGCGCATCACATCTGCGGTGCGGATGTACAGCTCTTGGGCCTCAGCCAGTGGCCGGTAGGTTTCCTGAGCAGTTTGCAGCAGGTGCTCCTGCACCGCCTGGTACTCACCAGCGCTGCCGGCTGCGGCCTTCATGCGGTCGGACATCTGACCGTAGGCGTCAACCTGCTGAATGATGCTGCCAATCAGGCCGGCACCTGCGACGGCGGCAAAGGCGCCACGCATCAGCCCCCCAGCCCTCTGAGCAGCAACACCAGCGGTGTCGAACGCAGAGTCAACCTGCTCAAGGTTGCGGTCGATCGACTGGGCGGTGCGTGCCACCACCTGGTCCGCGCTGGCCAGCTCGCGGCGCAGCTGTGCCGTGGTGGCCTCGATCTGGACCAGCATCCCCTGGACTTGTTGGTCGGCCATGCAAATCTCCAAGCACAAAAAACCGCACGGAGGCGGCACGCTGTCTACTGTTTGGGCCGCCCTCGCAGGAAGCTCTTCAACTTGTCCGCAACGCTTTCACGCTTCTGCGGGGACGCCGGGGCTTGCCCCTGGCCTTGGCCCTGCCCTCGTCCGGTCCAATCAAGCCGAGCATCCAGAGCGAGCATGATTTGCGGAATGGGGGTGTGCCACGCGGTGTCAGGCGGCCAGCCAAGCCAGCCGGTGGCCACGCCGAACAAGTAGTCGACGTAGCTGCCGTTCTTCACTGCGCTGTGCTGACCGCCTCGTCCTTTCCCCGGGCGGCCACGCTCGGTGGCACCGGGTTAAGCAGGACGGTGATGAACTCAGTCAGCTTGCCGGACACCTGGGCCACACCGGTGTGAAACACTTCACCGGCGATGACTGGGTGCTGATCCGGCTTCAGGTCGGCGCCAGCGACAACAACGTCGGCACAGGCGGCGATACTCATGAGGCGCATGGACTCCAGCGCGCCGCGCAGCCCGCCGAAACGGGCCTCGATGCGCAGCGCTGCATCCAGCGTCGGCTTGAGGGTGTAGCTGCGACCGCCAATCACCAGCGTGACGGTGCCGTGCAAGGCTTCGCTCATTGGGTTTCTCGCAGGAGAGGATGGGGCTTGCGCCCCATCGATCACGGGACAGCCGGACCGGCTGGGATTTCGATGATGTCGGTGTTGATAGCCAGGGTCACGTTGCGGCGGACGACGTTGTCGGCGGCGCCCGGGGCCACGGTGTTGTTCATCACCTTGACGCCGTAGTAGAACGTGGTCGGCAGGATCGCAGGGGTTGCGCCTGGGTCGCCATCGTTGAGCGTGACCTTGATGTTGTAATTGCCCTTGGTGCGGTCTTTGTGAGCGACACCCACGGCCTTCTGGCCGGCATCGCCATTGTCCAGGCCAACGGTCATGGTCATGTTGCCCGCATCAGCGGTGCCCTTGTACTTGCGCACCCGGCCATTGGCCAGGGAAGTGAAGTTCACCGGGTTGAACGTGTCGCCGAATTCGCCCAGATCTTCGATTTCGCCAACGTCCACATAGGTGTCAGCTTCGTATTCCGTGAGGGTGCTCGCGCCGGTCTTGCCACCAATGGAGAGGCGGCAGCCGGCAGCTGTGTTGAGGTTGTCTTCGGCCATGGGGGGTCCTCCAAAGGCACATTGGATAAAGCCGCTGGGCGGCCGGTAGGTGAATCAGTGGGTGGTGATGACGCGGACGGTGATCGACCCTTGATAGGTGATGCCGTCGGCGTCGCGCTGCGCGTCGGACTGTTCGACCCGGACGGAAACCGCTCGGCCCACCTCCAGCGGAAGCCGGCGCTGGTCAAGGGCCGCGATGACTTCGCCGTTGATGCGCTTCACCTCGGCCTGGCCTACGGCATCGGACCAGACCGACAGGTAAAGCAGGCGCGTTTCGCGCTTTCGGCCCGAGATCGGTCTTCTGTTGACCGAGACTTCCCGGTCGATCGAGACGTACGGCATGTCAGCGTTCAACGGCGCGCCATCGTATATCGGGCAGCTGACCTCGGCCTGAAGCCTGGCGAAGATGGCCTCCTGCAGCGCCAGTGATGGATCAGCCATTGCCTACCCCCTGACTTGCCTTGCGCAGCGTGCGGCGGACTGCCTCTTCAAGATCGGCCATGACAAACTCGCGGTTGACGTCCAGAGACGGGCGCAACCACGGATGTGCCGGCCTCGCTGGTATGTCCGGGTACTTGCCGAAGAAGTGCTGCCCATCGGACTTGTTCTTCGTGTCGCGCTGGCGTATAGAGTTGCGCCGCCCTTTCAGTTGCGACTTGTCGCGGTTGTTGGTGTGCATGCCGCCGATCGCGTTCCGGTCAGCTCGCTGGTACATGCTGCCGGAATAGCCCTTGGTCCCGTACTCAAGGAACCGCAGGTAAAAGAATCGGCGATTGTCTCGCTTGCCCCGTATGCCCACCTGAGCATCCAGCCCGCTGGGGGTGACGTAGACACGCAGGGCGGCCGCAGCAGCGCCGGTATCCTTGGGGATCAGCTGTCGCTGGGTTTCGAGTACCCGCGCGGCTGCTTTGGCCATGGCAGGCTGCAACTCGTTGTCCATCGTCTTGTGGATATTGCGCAGCGTCCGGCGCAGTCGGATGTCGCCGCGGAGGCTCGACCGGCGCGCCATACCCTACTCCTTGGCTGGATCAGCCTTTGCGGGCTTCGCGGCCTTGTCGGTGACCGCTTCAGCGTAGCCTCGGGCAATCAAGCCTTCGCCCTGCTCTTTGGTCACCTCGAACTCTTCGCCTTTCTCACGCTCGCCAGAAGCGCCCGTCAGCGGACCCAGTGCTCGGATTTTCATGGTTCACCTCATGGGTTAGGTACCGATGAGCACAGAAGCCTCATCAGTGAATTTTCGTTGTCAGGAAGGACAGCCTCGACCTGGTAAGTAACTCCACGGCGAGTAAGTCGCGAGCCGGCCACAATGTCGGCCCGCGGCCTGCCGATGATTTCGGCTGTTACTACAGCAGTGAGTTTTTCTGCCACTGCGGTCACACGACCACTAGGCGTCCGAACCTCACCCCACATTTCAGGGCGAGCAGCTGGCAGCCACGTCACTGTGGCGCCCCCGGATTTATTCCTCTCCTCGTGTCGATGAGCCACCTGCAGCCGATGACGCAGCGGCCCGGCCCTCATATGCCCCACCCGATACGATGCGGCGTCAGGAGCGCCTTCGAACCTTGCGGCAGTTCGGTGGCGATGGTCCCGATCACAATGTCCTCGCGGTTGGCGTAAAGATGGCCGAGGATCAGCAAGCAAGCCGCCTGGATCTGCTTATTGCTGACCATGGGTGAGTCACCGGCATCCCCGGCGGCGACAGCCTCATCCAGCGCCTGCTGGTTGGCGTAAAAACGGCGGTTCAGATAGTCCATCGCCTGCCCTTCCGCCGCCTCGACCAGCAGCTCCAGGTACTCGTCATCATCATCGGGATCTCGAAGGTGATGCCGGGCAGTGGACATACTGATAACCGGCATCATCTACTCCTTCAGGGGTTCGAGTGATGCCAGATTCCGCTGCAGCAGTTCCTCCGCATGCCGGCGCGGCACCGTATATGCCGGACCGCCGCGGCGACGAAGCTCACCCTCGTCCATGTACGAACGCAGCGGATAGATCTGAAGAGTCGCAGGGTTGGGGTTGGCCCGATCATCTAGTGCCAACTCATCAGCGCCGGCGCCGCCATCTGCCAAGACTGAGGCAGTTTGAGCGACGGCTTCGGATGCGGCATCGGCAGCGTCCATCGTGGAGATAGCGGCACCCTGCTCGCCTGTGACGCCATCCGACCCAGTGCCAGCGGCTGCCTGCCCTTTTGCCGTCAACAGACCCGAGTCCTCCGCCGAGCCTGGAGCAGTTGCAGGGACGCCCGAATCAGCGGAGTCGCTAGCGTCTGGAACGATCGCTCGGCCAGGCGAAAGAGGCAACCCGACAGCTTCAGACGGCCCGCTGCTGGAATCAACGGTCGATACCGAATCCTTCGCATCAGCGGTGGAGGCTGGTGTTTCCTGTTTACGTGCCATTGGATTACTCCATTGCGGCGCCATTTCTGGCGCCGATCTGCGGGATGGTTAAGGCGTGACTAGCGGGCCAGTAACGAATGCTTCGTCGCGATAGATGGCAAAGGCCAGGCGCTCTTCAGCACGAATCGTTGCCATGTTTTTCTCGAAGTCATCACTGTTCTCGGTCGAGATCAACACTTCGATTTCCATGCGGTCGAAGATCTGAGCGCCGAGCTTGAAGGCACCAACCAGGAAGTCGTTCTGGGTCATGGCCTGGGTGGAAACCACCGGACGATTCCACAGCTTCGCGTTGGTGCCTTCCTGCGGTTGACCGATGATGTAGCGGCCTTCCCCGTCCTTGGTCAGTTCAATGGCCGCCCAGTCGATCGGGTTGAGCACGATGCCGTCCGATGGAAACTCGGCCAGTTCGGCCTGCAGCAGTGCCAGGCGCAGGCGGTCAATGCGCTGCTCGCCCACTACAGCAACGCCAGCCGGGGCGGCGTACAGTTGAGCAACGGTCATGAGGCCCTGCAGGTTCACACCGGTGCCGTTGCCGTAAAGCAACTGAGCCTCTTCAGCCATGTTGAGGCCGTACCGTGCACGACCGTCGATGTAGCTCTGCAGGGCCTTGGCATCGTCCAGCATCTGCCGGCTGGCTTTGAACAAATGGGCGATGGTCCGCACGTTCGCAGTGGTCAGGCCGAAGGTCAGATCGGAGTAAGGCTTGGCAGTGGTCTCCGCCACGGTACGGGCGTTGTTGGTGAAGCCAGTCTCACGGACGTACTCGATGGAGTTCGATTCGGTGGTACCCGGCGCGACCAGGTCGCGAACGGTCAGCCGGCGTTGAGCCGGGGCAATGATCCCCGGCAGGCGCTGAGTCTGCACTAGGTCACCGCCGGTTGCGGTGGTGATGGCCGCACGCGGCACGGAGACACGACGAGAGCCGCGGAAGGACGAGGTCATGTCCTTCATTTCTTCGCTTTCGATCACGAGGGCGCCTACCGATTTCTGCGGCTCCTCCTGATGGTTGCGATCCCGGCTTGCGTTCACGAGCTTCTGCTCGGCCTCGCCCAGTCGCGCCTGAAGCTCGCCCTGCTTGGTCAGCAACTCATCGACCTTGGCGCGCGTTTCGGTATTCATTTCACCGGAGGCCTTGATCTGCTTCTCGGTCGCCTCGGCTTGGCTTTTGATCTGATCGCCAATGCCCTTGAGGCTGGCGTTGAGTTCCTTGACTTGGGCTTCAAAGTCCATGGTCACTTTCCTTTCAGAGAATTGAGGAGATTGGTTGCCGCGCTCAGAGAGGCGGAAAGGTCTGGCGCGACAGCGCGGGGCTTATCGGGCGGGGCAGCGTTATGCGTACCCCCGCCGGCAGCGCGAGGCATGCCGGACTTGAAACTGGCGAACAGTTCGCGACGCTCGGAGCGAGGCATGCCGCCCTTGGCCAGGGCTACATCCATGGCTTTGAGTGCATTGGATTGGGCCGCGTCTTCGGTTTCGCGCTCGGTTACCTCAGTGGGCGACAACATCCCAGTGGCCAGACCAAGCTCAACTGCACGCTTGCCACGGATGTAGGTTTCGTCGTCCATCAGCTCGGCCATGTCTTCTGCCGACTGGCCGCTGGTCTCGGCATAGAGGTCTGCCATCGCGGCGTCGAACTCCTCCATGTCGTCAGCGATATCGCGCAGGTAATTGCGATTGCCGGCGAGCCAGGTCCAGCAGTTGTGGATCATGAGGAAGGCGCTGCTGGCCACCTCACGTTTTTTGCCGGCCAGGAAGACAATCGAAGCAGCGCTAGCCGCCATGCCGAGCACCTTGGTGGTGACCTGGTGGCTGTGCTCCTGCAGGCGGTTGTAGATGGCAATGCCTTCGAACATGTCGCCGCCTGGCGAGTTGATATAGACAGTGACATCTCGCTCGCCGATGGCCCGCAGAGCAGCATCGATTCGTTTCAGCGTGACGCCTTCGCCATACCAGTCTTCGCCGATCACTCCGTAAACAGTGATGGTGTCCGAGGTGTTCTCGACTGCCGCCTGGATCGCGGGATTCCATTTTTCGAGCGCGCGCGGGGACATCTCGCTGCGCAGGCCGCGAGACTGGATCTTGTGCTTCATGGATTGCTCCCGTGATTTACTTTTCCGGCTGTTGGAGCCAGTTCATCAGCGCGGCCCTTGCGGCCTGGCTATCGTTTTGCTTGCCCAGCTGATCCAGTGGTACCAGGTTCGACTGAACCGTAAGAACGTCTCCACCGGGCATGCTGGGCTGATTCTCTTTTCGGCGCCCCTCATTTCGAGTAATGAAGCCGTTCTGGGCCATCGTGCTGAGATAGGCCGCGCGACCGGCGCTGTCTGCACGCAGGAACGCTTCAAGTGAGTACTCTGCGTAGAACTTGATCCGGTCAACAGCCGTCATGCACCACTTGTTCACGCACTGCTCGATCGGCGCCGTGAAGGACATGATGCAGTAGGTGAGGAACGCGATCTGTTGTTGTTCCAGGCCGGTCCCCCAGTTACTGCCCTTGTCGGTCTTCATCACCATCCAGGGCGGTACGCCGAACCATCGGCAAATTTCCTCGATGCTATGTCCCCTCGACTCCAGCAATTGCGCATCGGCAGGGTTGATCCCGATCATCTCCGGCTTCACGCCCTGCTCAAGCACTGGGCTCTTGCCAGCATTCAATGCCCCGGAGATTGTCTTAACGTACTCACGAAACTCGACGCGCTGAGCCGGGTTAAGCGTCTTGTCGACCGAAAAAGCGACTGTGGGCATCATGCCGTTGCGGAAGGTGCTGTTGGCGGCATCGTCAGCAGACATCGCCGAACCGAACACATCTGCTCCGTACCGAATAGCGGAAAGACCGACTCGGCCATCAAGGGTGAAGGCCGGAATGTGCAGCATGTCCTGCCGCTGGATCTCTCGACGGGCTCCCTTTCGGGGCCTGAAGAAATACCTGAGCCGTCCATCGTCGTCGAACTCAAGATCGACTCTCGACGGCAACAGGAAGTCCAAGGCGATGACGCGCCCAGCAGAGCGATGGATCTCGCAGTAGGCGTTGCCCCACAAGAGCATCGAGGCGACGACTGCCTGCCAGAAATGGAAGGCAGCCATGTCTTCGTTGGGGCTGTTGTGCACAACGTCGTACAGCGGGAAATCACGGGCGCTCTCTCGACTACCATCGGGCATCCGCCGGTAGATGCTCAACGGCAAGCCAGCTACCGAAGTCGAGATAATTCGAACGCATGCCCACACAGTGGACAATCGCATGGCCTTATCAACGCTGACTGACTTACCACTACTGGACTGGGCGCCGTTGAAGGCACTCCAGAAACCTCCATCCGACAGCTTGATGGTCTTGCCCAGCCATTCACTCATACTGGCTGAAGGCTTGGTGGCAGCAGCCCCCAATACCTGGGATAGGGTTTTAATCACTGACAAGCCCTCTGCGGATGAAGCCAGCGATGCAGAAGAAGCTCAGCGATCCGGCCAGCAAAGCCCAGCCGGTACCAGCCAGCATCCAGACCCCGCTGCACGCCAAGCAGAAAGCGACCACTGCGCAGGCGATGAAAATATGAAATGCGTTCATGCGATCAGTGGGTCCCGAATGCCAGCCATGAAGTTGTCCATTCCCCCTCGGCCTTCAGGATTGAGGCTGATCAGAGAAACGGCGTTGAAAGTAGCCATCAGCGGGTCGATCTTTGCTGTGCCCGAAGCCTGCTTGGTGATCAAGAACGCATTGGCCGATGGCACCCCTTTGGCGTTACCGCAAGACCAGGCCATCAACGGTTGGCCGCAGTGCAGGAGCGTGCCTTCGGCAAGCTTGCGCTCTGTCGTCTTGATTGCGCCGGTGAGCTTCCAGCCCTGGGAGATGCCGACGATCTTGTCTTCCTCGACCTCAGCATCCGCCAAGGCATCAAGAACAGAGCCAATCCCTGCAGGGTCGAGACCCACCTTATCCAGAAGACCTGTGGCATTGACCCGGGCCACAATAGCCGCGAACTGCGCTACGTCGTCACCGATACGCTCGACGATGGTGAGATCACCTGCTTTCTCCAGGTCTCTGAGGCGCGGCGCCTCAGATTTGCGCCGTTCAAGAACAGAAGGATGTGCCCAGGCGTGAGCCCAGTGGAACCACCTGCGGGTACCAGCCTCCCGCCCGATCACGGCTAGCCCGAGCAGGTCATCAAGACCCCCTCCATCACCACCAACATCGACCACCTCGCACCTGGTGAGGATTTCATCAAGGTTCAGCCAAGTAGCAGCTTGAGCCTCCCAAAATTCCGCCCCGACCCACGCGTCGGACATCAGCGCCAGGCCGATCTCGATGTTGAGGTGCTTGGCCAGGAACCCACGTAATTCAGCCTCACCGTCCAACTCAGCCTGCATAAACAGGCGCTCAAGCGTAGGCCGGTCAACGGAGTAGTCGATGTTCGGATTGACCAGGTGGAAGTTCTCAGGCTTCCGCGCCTCGCCGCTCTTGATCATCTCTTGAGAGAACTCATAGATGATCGGCAGGAAGCGGTTGTCGTCGATCCGGCCATCACGCACGCCGCGTGCATAGTTGAGCTTGGAGCGGAACACACCCGCCGGCGGCTCATTCGACTGGGTCGTGAGCCAGATGATGAAGCCTTCGGGTCGCGACAGCAGACCGCCAGTGGCCTCACGGATCATGTCAGCGGCTTTCGGGTTTTTGCCGAATAGCCAAGCTTCGTCGATGAGGACACCGACGGCTTTCTTGCCGCCCACCACATCGCTATCCGCAGCCACCACCTTCAAGGTGGCACCGGTCTCGCGATGGGTGATCAACCGCAGGTGAGGCTGAACATGCAGCAACGCTTTCAGCTCGTCGTCATTGTTGACCATGTCTTTGGCCGGGATGAACGAGTTGTCGGCAATCTCCTTGGTCGGCGCCAGGATGATGAACTCAGCCGAAAGACGCCAGTTGCGGATCAGTGCGGTCAGCATGATCCCTGCAGCGATCGTAGATTTACTGTTTTTCTTCGGGATGCAGAGCATCACTTCGCGGATCAGACGCTCGCCAGTCTCGCTGTTGTAGCTGCCGAAGATGGCCCCGGCGAATGCCAAGACCCAGGGTGCGCAGGCAGCCTCAATGGTGGGGCTGCCCGGGGCATCGACGATCTTCAGCCCCTTGAACACATCGAGGCCGGCTTCAGCTTCGTCTGGAAACAGCGGCTCGGGGATGATTGATTCGCCCGCAGCCAGGCACCTCCACCAATCCGGGCAGGCTGTTGTCCATTGCATAGGTCAGTTCTTCACTACGGAGAGAGGCGGCTTGCCCTGGGAGTACTTGCCTTTACCGACCTGCTTGGCGGCCTCGGCCTTCTGCTCTTTCTTGCCCTGGTCGGCGACCTTGCCGTGCACATAAGGCATTAACGTCTTGGCCGCTTCCAGCCGCATGCGCATGTCGGCGCCTTCTGCGTTCATCAGTTCAGTGAGGAAGGCTCGCGGGTCGTCGGTCTCGGTTAACGACAGCTCATCGGCGTGCTGCTCCTGAGGTTGTTCGGCTTTAACTTTTCGAGAGCGTTTAACCTCAGAACTGGAGGCCTGCTTTTGCTTCAAGCGGCGCCCGACTTCGGCAAGGACATCGGGGTCCTTCGCAAGCTTGGAGCCCGCTTGCGACGCGGTCTTCTCCGAATATCCTGCGGCGATCGCCGCCTCGCGATTTGTGGCACCCGACAGCAAAGCGTCAACAAACCGCCGCTTCTTGTCGGTTAAAGCCATGGTTAACTTTTCCTGAAACGGGAAAAAATGTGTACGTGGGGTCGATGGCGGTCTAGCTAGATGAGAATCCCTAGCTTTTGACCCCCCTACCCCTTTCGCAGCACGTCACTGGCGTGCTTCTGTGCCGCCGCGCTGGCTTTCGGCGATCCGCTGCCGTGTCAGCCACCCAGTCCCGCCGCCTCCTCGGCCTGCTTGACGGAGTCATGGCACGGCTTACAGAGGCTCTGCCAGTTGGTCTCATCCCAGAAGAGAACCATGTCTCCACGGTGAGCAACGATGTGGTCGACAATTCTGGCGGCAGTTGTGCGGCCGTTCCGCTCGCAATAGACGCAAAGCGGGTTGTCGCGTAGGTACCGCTCTCGGGCTTGCTGCCACTTGTAGCCATAGCCGCGCTGGGAGCTGGTCATGCCGCTTCGCCAACTGCCAGGGCTCACCACCTTGACCCGTGATCCTGCGCTCTCTTTGATGCGAGAACCGAGCGTCTTGAGCCTGGCCATCAGTGCACCTCAACCTTCAGGCCGCGACCGCCCCAGTAGGCAACCCGACCGGGGTTCGGCTCACATCCTGTGACCTGCGCCATGGCCAGCACGCCAGCCAGGTAGTACTTCAACCACCAGCGATGGCGGCAAACGATCGTTGCATACACCCTAGCCATGCCGACGCTCCTCACCTCTTGTACCAAGTCATCTCATAGCACCGCGCATCAGGCGGCACCTCGGCGATCGGCCAGCGCAGGCAGTCCATGTGCTTTCGCTCAGGGCGAGTGCGGCTCACCCGAAGCGTCTGCACCAGGTAGGCCGAACCGGCTGCAGTGGTGATGAAATCGCCGACCGCGATGCCATCGGCGCCGTCCACGTACAGCTTGCAAGGCGTGTAGGGCGCCTTGGCCATCAGTTGAAAGGATCAGCGGGCTTAGCGATCGAACGCACGAGCCACATGAAACCCTGCTGCAGGTTGGTTTTGGCCAGAGCCAAGGTGCGCTGATCAACCCCGTCAATCTGGCCGATCTGCTTGAACAGCTCGCCGGCATCCGCTTCCAGGGCCTTGATCGAGTTCATGCCGTCGATCTCGCTCTGGGAGAGGTCGCGGTAGCCGGTGATCTTCTTGTGCTGGTTGTCCATGGTGAATCCTCATGTGGGCGCGCCACGAAACGGCGCATGTCTGTTTTGTGGCGCGGAGCAACTCTTGGCCTAATTGAACGAGCCAGATGACCACTGACGCTAGTGACACGGAATGCCATCAATTCGTCTCGATGAGTCATATTGCTGGCTTTCTGCAATCGAACTAATACTTGGGTATCTGCCTGGGGAGGCCTAAGTCATGCAACCACGATTCGTTATCGTTCCGGCTGTGCCTATCGAAGGTGAGTCCTTCCAAATCGGTAACCGGTTCTATGCCGCCACCACTTCGGGCGGCTTCGACATCTACGACAATCAAGAAAAGGAAAGGCTGAAGCGCGGCTTCACCAATAGGACGGCGGCGGCTGCAGAATGCGAGAAACTGAACGCTGGTTCACGCAACCCTGAAGAGCGATTCCCATTACTGCGCACAGAATGAGACACCACGAAACCGCGCCCCTAGATTTTGTGGCGCAGGTTATGGGCCATCGACCTTGCGCTCTGCCCAGCGTCTACCGAGCTGGCGCGCCTGCTCGACGCCCAGCACGCCGACAAAGCCAGCAGTGGCGAACGACCAGGCGATGCTCAGGCCGAACTCTTTCACGGTCAGGCCAACCACCATCACGATCAACGCGCCAAGAGTAGCCTCAATCAGCTGTCGGACTGGGCGGGTTTCCTGGCCATCGTATTGAATACGCAACCAGGTCAGGGCGAATGTCAGGCCCATAGCCAGGCCGTTCTCTCTTAGGGCTGTTAGTACAAGCACCCAGAAGGATGGGTCTTTCTCTGGCGGCATATGGGCCATCTCGATTCCTCCCGTTGCGGGGAGCGGAAAAAGAAAAAGGCCCGCTGTTATGGCGAGCCCTTGAATGGGTGCGGAGGGCCGGCACTTACCCGGCTTGGTGGTCTGGATCGCTGGGTCACGTACCCCAGACTCTCATCGCGTTGTCCATCAGTGACCGCACGGGTTTGACTGAACGCCACTACCGACTTAGCCCTGCTGCCAGGGCGCGTCATCCGCATAAACGAAAAACCCCAGAGCGCGATGTCTGGGGTTTGTCTGTGTCGCGTTTCTTGCAAGCTGGACACGCTGCTATGAAAACAGGTGTTTATCCGCGCGGAAAGCTTTTTATGCAGCCTCGCGCAATTGCTCCAGAGCACAGTCGATCCATGCCACTCCGGTGTTGATCAGTTCGCGCGCCTTGGCTTCACCCATCTTGTGCTCACGGGCGATGCGCAACGCAGGCCACTTAGCGCCGAAGTACAGCCAGACGAAGCCGCCCATCTGCGGGTTGCGCTTGTTCAGCCTGGCTACGGCGCCGTCCACCGCAAGTGCTAGGTCGTCCGTGATCACGTATTGCTTGAGCCCTCCTTCCGCTGGTGCGTGCTCCTTCATAAGCGCATAGAGCGGGCACACGTACTGAGGCACGCCCATGCCATCCATGCGCCACCAGCCCCATTGCTCGAGCATGTACGCGGTATCACCCAGGGCCTTGTCTACGTAGGTTCGTTTTTTCATGTCCTTCCCCCTTAATCCCCGGTGTAGTTGGTGCCTCCAGCGCCGCGCTGGTTGCCTCCCTGATATGTAGCCTCAGGCCCGGATGCCTGAGGGTTCTTCAACTGCTCGATCTGCCGGAGCGCTGCCCGTAGCCTCATGCTGAGCTGGGTCACCAGCTCATCCAGGGGCAGGGCTTCTCCAGTTGCTGCCGCTACAAAGCCCGAGGCGTTGCAGCGGTCGCATGACAATTCGTGAAACACACCCTGAGTGACCGCTCTCCCACGGCACAAAGGGCACTGAGCCAAACTGATCACAGCCTTCTTGAAGGCAGGGCCATGGCTCTTCCCTGTCACTTTGAATCCTCGCTTATGGTGGATACCGGAAGGCCGTCGAAGCCCGCGCGCCCTGCGACCTCGCAGAGAATCCATGAATCCGTTGATCTATCACCGGTCAAGCCGTGAACCGAGGCGAAACCCTTCTGATCAAGGTGTGCGTGCCACTTCTCCAGCGCCTCGCGCTTGCGGGCCATGACGTCGGACTGGATGTACACCTTCACGTTGTGGCCCATGGCGTGGTTGATCAGCAGCTCACCCACCAGGTGGTCAACACCGAGGTCAGCCCAACCGGTACGGGCCAGCTTGCGTAGGTCGTGGCTGGTCCACTCGCCCTGCCCCATGACCGAGAACACCGTAGAGGCCTTCGATTCGCTCATGGGCTTGCCCTGCCGCCCCGGGAACAGGAACTCGCCCTCGTAACCCTGCTTGAGCTGGATCTCGCGGCAGGCCATCAGCAGGAAGCGCACCTGGTCGGTCAGCGGCAGGCGGTGCTGCACGCCGGTCTTGGTGTGCTCGGCGGGAATGAACCACTCCCGTTCGGCCAGGCTGATGTGGCTCCAGCGGGCCATGCGGGTTTCGCCCAGCCGGGTGCCGTGGCACAGCATCATCAGGGCCAGCAGGCCATGCTGCGGGTTGTGGGCCAGGGTGCTTTTCATGCGCGCCATCAGGTCTTCGAGGTGCACGCCACGCAGCCTCGACGGCTTGACCGTGACCTTGGCCTTGGAGAAATCACGGAAGCGGATGCCGGCCATAGGGTTGGTGCTGATCAGGCCGAGTTTGGCGGCCTGCCGGAAGGCCAACGCGAGCAACTGAAAGACCAGGCGCACGTAGTCGATCGAAAGCGACTCTTGCAGCGGCCACATCAGCTCGCGGTCGAGCAGCGCTTTGTCGATCTGGGCCAGTGGCGTTTCGCCCAGGCGCGGCGTCAGGTGCTGCTTGATAGCCGACGCCGCCGTGCTCTTGCGCTTGGCCGAAAGGCTGCGGTCGCGGGACATGCGCTCAGCGAACCAGGCCAGCAGCTCGCCGGTGAGCACCCAGCTCGACAGGCTCGATCCCTCCCCCGCTTCCAGACGCAGCCGGATATCCGGCAGTGCAGCAGCCACCTTGGCAGCGCTCAGCTCAGGGTATGAGCCGATCAGGTTCCACTTGCCCTTGTGCACCAGGTACCACGATCCGCGCTCGCGGGAGCGGTGAAAGCGGAAATACAGGCCATGGTTGCCCAAGGCGCGCAGGTCGCGCACCTGGCCGGCGGCCTGCCGGCGAATCTCTGCATCACTGATTTTGACAGCGGCGGTATTGGTCATGCTGCAACCTCCGTTTTTGGCAGGGCCAGGTACGCCCTCAGGCACTCCATGGCGTCGAAATGCCCCTGACACACAACGGCCAGGTAGCCTTGGTCGTTCAGCCGGCGAATGCACGCTTGCTGGCTGGACGAGACAGGCGCCGGGTCAACGGTCGCCTTGAATTCGATGTACAAACCGAAGTACCCGCCGCGGGCCATGGTCAGCACCAGGTCGGGGATGCCGGCCTTCACGCCCTGAGCCTTGAGCTTCAGCGCCACGCCCTTGTGCCGGTGACCGCCGTTCGGGACGTGATAGATCAGCTCGAACACCTCGGGATAGCGCAGCTGGATCTCTTCGAGCAGGGCGGCCTGCTCCTGCCCTTCCCGGTCGACGGGCTTGGCGCGGGCCGGCTTGGCCTTGAACGATCGAAGGGCGGGTGCATTCATGCGATCAGCACTCCTTCGTGGAGCAGCAGCGCCTGGGTGCGCATGACGCCCTCGGCGTGGTACTGGCGGGCAGTTTCGCGATCCACGGCCTTGCTGCGCCCGTCACAGGCGTCGTGGCAAGCGCTGCAGCACCAGGCGCCCTGCAGGTCGTGCGGTTTCTTGCCGACGCCGCAGGTGCCGGCCAGCCGGTAATGCGCAAGGACGGTGGTCTCGGGATTACCGTTGCATACGCCGGGGATGCGCACTTGGCACCCCCGGCCACGGGCGGCCTTGGTCAGTTTTGTTTGGCGCACAAGATCGCCTCCTTGCAGGTTGATTTATCGGCGCCCCGCCAAGCGGGCACGCATGGCGGCTAGGGCAGAGTTTCCGACTTGCGGGGTGCTGCGTGCGGCAACCTCTGCGGGAAGGGCCAGTGGCATCTTCTGCAGCGGCTCCCCAGCCATCAGTCGACGAACCGCAATGCTGTAGTTGCGCTCGAACAGCTTCGAACTGGCGTCGGACGGCAGCTTGTTAAGGTTCTCGAAGCCGCACTCTCTGGCCGCGTGCCATACCGCGTCGTGACTCCACTTGCCCCTGCCAGCCATAGCAGGATGGGCATTGCGAGTTGCTTCGCGGAAAGCGGCGGCCAATGCTGGGAGGCCGAGCATTTCGGGCGACGGCTGGCACCACTGGATGAACTCACCGGGTGGCGGAATGAACGCTGCACCCGACTGGCGGCAGCGCATCAGCCCAAACTGCAACTGCTCGGGATTGCAGATGCCGGCCTCAAGAAAAGCGGTCAGCCATTGCTGTTTGGACGCGTCGTATGTGGCCTGGTCTGGCCAGGCCTGCTTCCAGGCGGTGCAGATCGATCGTAGATCGCGGAACAGATCGTTGATCACCTTCGCTGTCTTCCGGCTGAGTTCTGCCTTCACGTCATCGGGCAGCTCGTATCCAGCAGAGACGTGCTGGCCGGATTGAACCTTGGCCCACAGGCCATGAGTTACAACTGCGACTGGGTTCATTGGGCGCTCCCTTGCTCGATCCACGACGTATCACTGTCGTCGAGCTGCAGGCCACCAGGCCCCGCCCTCAGAGGAACGACCTTCGCTGCATTCGCAATGTCGCGCTTTCTCCAGCCCACCAGATCGGCGATCCACTGGCTCTCGGTTTTTGCCAGCCCCTTCGCGTCGTGATGGACGACAAAGCCCGAAATGGCCTTTTCCGAGAACTCCTCGATGGCCACCCCTGAGCGCTTGGAGTAAGCCTCAAGCTGAGCCTGGTCAGGAATCCATTCGAGGAACATCGCGAACGGTTCACGCGGAGAGTGTGTATTACTTCCCCTCCCTTCCCTTCCGGGGGTGAGGACTCGGTCACCGCTAGGCGAGCCTTCGCCGGCCCCTCGGAGAGTGCTCGGCGATGGCTCAACGAATTCAGGGTGTTTTACCGTAGGCCTGTCGATCTTTTGGTGGTGCCATCCGTTGACGTGCAGGTACTGCTTCGATGCTGCCTCGTAGAGAGTAATCAGTCGGTTCGTTACCAGCTCAGTGAGCAGCCCTTCCACCGCAAGCGCAGTGATGTCGTCGCCAGGGAAAACGAGAGCCTTGATGGTCTTGGGGGACATGGGGTGGTTGCCTGCGTCGTCGCAGAAGTTCCAGATCCCGATGAACAGGAGTCGAGCCATCGCCGAGCACTCCATGACCTGCTCACTGGTCCAGAACTCAGGCTTGATAGTGCGAATACGAGCCATTACGAACGCCCTCCATGACTAACTGCCTGACGCGTCAGATTTGGCGAGATGCCGAAACATGACGTGGAATGCGCGGTGTTGCCTGCATCGTCTGTGCGGTGCATAATTCACCTCGATGTTGTTTCAAGAAGACCGCCCTGCCAGGCGGTTTTTTTTCGCCTGCGATTCCGGTACTGGATGGATTCGCAGGTGTTTCAGTCATCTACTGGCGCAACGCCAGCCTTGTCAGACTTAACGCACTCCTCAGCAGATGGATTTGCATCTGCCATGAGCACTCCGCCCGAGAGAATTTGGAGCTGGTACTGGCGAGAGATCGGCACGACCTCTCCCCACATAGTCACTGCGCTTGGCTGAATACCGAGCGCGTCGGCGAGCTTCTTCTTGCTGCCGAAATGGCTAGCGGCGTCACGCGTTTTCATTGCGCTTCCTCGATGGTGCGTCCGTGAATTTCAGCATGCTGAAGATCCATAGTCAACGACACCGTTCAGTGAACTGCATACTTAAATTCAGTTAACTTAAACTCAGCGCATGGAAAGACACGAGCGTATAGCCAAGGCCATTGCGGTCAGCGGCATGAAAAAGGGTGAAATTGCAGCCGCTTGCGGCGTCGCAAACTCAGCCGTAACTCAATGGATTTCAGGCGAAAGCAAAAGCCTCAGACCCGAGAACCTCTATGCCCTCGCGAAAGCGACTGGATTCCGAGCAGAGTGGCTTGCCATCGGCGAGGGTCCTGAGGTCGAGGAAAGCAACGTCGAAGCCATACCGCAACCCAAGATGTCGTTTCGGTACCCCGTGATCAGCTGGGTCGCCGCCGGTGCCTGGGCAGAAGCTGTCGAACCCTTCCCGCCTGGGTTCTCGGACAGGTACGAAGTTTCGGACTACGATTCGAAAGGCGTTGCATTCTGGCTTGAGGTCAAAGGTGACTCCATGACTTCGCCAGTAGGGACAAGCATCACCGAAGGCATGATGATCCTGGTAGATACCGAGGCAGACGCCATCTCTGGGAAGCTGGTCGTGGCAAAGCTAGCTGACAGCAATGAAGCTACTTTCAAGAAGCTGGTTGAAGATGGCGGAAGACGATTCCTCAAGCCGCTGAACCCTGCATATCCGGTTGAGATGTGCGCAGAAGGTTGTCGCATTGTTGGTGTAGTCGTTCGTGCGATGATGAAGCTATAGCCATCACCTCCCCCGAAAGCCCGGCCTTGAGCTGGGCTTTTTTTTGCCTTGCTGGACTCCATCTGTATCGATTTTTTACAGGTAGCGCCGAATTACACATCTAGGGGCTTGAAAAATCTCCCTGCAAAGGATAACTGTATGCATATACAGTAAAAGGAGTTTTACAGATGTTGTCGCTCGCGTTCTCCCATTCGCCTTCTCGGTCGTATGAGCGCCTTGGATATCGAATCCAGCAGGCCATTGCATCGCCTCATGTGCAGAAGCGTCAGTTCATTGAGCTTACGCCGACGTCAGATGAGTGTTCAGCGGACTGGGCCAGGATCATCAATGACCTGGAGGAAACGACAGGCATTCGGGTCGAGCGACTGGAGTCAGGCGTGGTCAGGATTGGTTGGCGAGAATTCACTGAGATATGAAGACATTGGCCCGCCATGAGCGGGCCTTTTTTCGGGCGCTAATTTCAGTTTGCTTAAAATATTTATTCAGCATGCTTGACCTGTGTATTTCAGATTGCTTAAATTCACTCAACGCCGGGCCACACCGGCCGGCAGCTCCGGCAGCCACCGCTCTTTACACAACCAGACGTGACCACCTCGACGCACCCAGGCCATTACCTGGGTCGGGACAAGCTAAGTCGTCGACCACGCAGCCTCTGGATAGCTGCCGGACTCCCCTCAACGGGAGGACGCCAAACCATGCGAGCCACCTGATGCGTAGCCAGTAGCTGCAGCAGGCAGAGGTGGGGAAACCCGGCGACGAGCATGGCGCGGATCAAAAACCATAGGAGGAACCTGCCAATGAAGCATTAAGACCAACCGACAAAACGGGTCGGCAATCCGCGCATATGCCCTACTCAGCCGGCCAAAGGGCTGTACTCAAGCGCGGAGCAACATGATCCCCAACGACCATCGCCGTATTCAGATTGAAGGCGATGCGAGGGAAGCCCAAGGCCAACGCACTGAGCGCAGAGCTGCCATCTGAGGCGGTGACGCCAGACGATTCCCCGGTGCGCCTCAAGTGGGGCGCATCAGGGGGAATCCACTGGAGCAATTCGAGATGACCACGATTATCCAAGACCGCTTCGATAGCGGTGCCCAGGTGAGCTTGGAGATGGACAAGAACGAAGGCGAGCTGTTCGTCTTCCACTGCCCGGAAGGTCAAGGCTGCAAGGTCAGTAAATGGCCGCTGGATAGCTACCACATGCCGATCGCGATGGCTCATTACGAGCAATGCCTCGAACTGGAACGCGCTGCCTTGGAAGCCTGCTCCACGTCCGCCTGACGAAAACTGCCCGATCAACCTGGTTCCCCATCACCAGGCTGCTTCGGAGTGTGATCTGAAACTGAATGGCAGGCCGCCCCGAGCAAATGGGGAACGATTACAGGGCCTTGCGGGCCTCGCCTGGACGGTCCCCCAGATCACACTCCGATGCAGCCCCTAAGGCGCACGCCCGTGCGCTTTACAGCTCATAGCACTCACCACCATCAACCTTAAGTCGACTGCACTGGTCGTGACGTTCGCCCTCCCCTGGTCCGGGAGGTACGCGGCAGCGAGCGTCACGACCAATGCAGCCCACCGAGGACTCTTCATGGAAACGATCACTTGCGGCTCATGGATTGGCCAGCTCGGGAAGGCGCTGGCTCCCCGCGAGCTCGAAGCACTGCTGTGGGTGGCTCAAGGCCTCACTACCAAAGAAATCGCCAAGCAGATGGCGATCAGCCCAGGCACCGTGGCCAACCGCATCGAGGACGCGCTGTTCAAGTTGGAGGCGAAGAAACGCCTGGACGCCGTGGTGAAGGCCATGCACCAACAGATCATCAACCCTCTCTGCATCGCCCTCGCCTGCCTCATCGCCATGCATGCGGTGATAAACGACAGCGACCCCATGCGCCGCGACCGCCGCGCGCCGGAGCGCCGCACTGCTCAAGTTCGAATCGTTCGCAAGGCCGAGGCCTTCGAGCTCCACGCCTGACACACTGAGGATCAACTCATGCAAACAGCCGTGCATAAAGCTTTTGAGGACAAGCGGATGGTGCTCGCAGCCTTGCTCGAACGAAGCCAGCAAGCACGCAACGAAGCTTTCGCCCGAATAGCCCAGGGGTCACCCCGCTACCAAGCATCCAGCAAGGGCGGCACCTGGGATGTGGTGGAGATCGCCACCGGCGAAAAACAGGGCTTTGCCTACAGCTACAAAGCGGCGATGCGCTTTGTCGATGCCTGCGAGGCCGGAGCGGCGAGCAAGACAGGCGCGCGGAAATGAGCAAGCGCAAGCCCCACAACATGAGGGCACGCCTGGAGCGGACGTGCCGGGCCCTGGTCTCGGCCAACCACGCGGCCGTGGTCAACATCGACCCCAGCGGCCAGCAGGTGCTGATCAACTGGAAGAACCTCAAGCAGATCCGCGTGCGACAGGTCGTGGACGCCGTCTGCGATATCCCGCACCGGTGGACCATCTACCTCAGCGTTCTGTGCCGGACGGAGTTCGGCGAGCGGTACCACAAATCAATCGAGGTCGCGCCACAGGGCAACTACCGGGCCGAGCACCTTACCGACGTCATCGAGGCTACCTACACCGACCTGCGGGCCACGGCCAACCCTAATCACCTGTTGGCGGCCGGCTGGATCGCCATCCCCACAGACACAACGCTCGACGAAGCAGAGGCCGCCAAGATTTTTGCCACCGTCGGCGCCTGGAATCAGCAGAAAGCAGCATGAAACGTATCACCGCGCGCGTCCGGCACGGCCGGCGCCAGCAGCACATCAATCTGCCGCCCAGCGGCTTGGGAGGTATCGGCCATGGCCGAGCAGAAGACGGGTGCCGCGAAGCACTCAGCGGACTACCGAGAGCGCGAGAAGAAGAAGGCCGAGAAGCTCGGCATCGAGGACGTGACAATCACGATGCCGGCCGGGATCAAGAAGGCGCTCGCGGCCGAGCTCAAGCGTCACGGCTACAAGCAGGTGCAGGAATTGTGGCAGGACATGGCCTTGTCGTGGATTGCGCAGGATCCTGAGGAGCGTGCGCGCCGGCTTGAACGACCTGACGCGCCAGCTTTTTAAATCTCTCCAAAACTAGCGCGTGAGTTTGAAGCGGCCAGTCAGGCCGAGATCCGAAGATACCCTGGCGACGAAATAGAGTATCCAAGCCTCAGCGCATCATCACCTTAACTTCGTAGCCTTTGCCGGTCGGCCAATCTTCACGGACCACCTCAACTACACCCTTGCCTACCTTCTCAGATCCGTATTCCCCGCGCTTGATGAGCGACGCCACAGAATCTGGAAGACTGGCCCCGAGGGCACGCTGGGAGAGCTTTTTCGATGCCGCGAGAAGCGCCGCTGTTCCCGAGGATGCATGGGATGGCTGGTTGTAGTTCAGAACCAGTTTGACTTCCATCGCGTAAGGGCCGGCTCCGGTGACGTAATAGGCGAGGTTATTTGCCAGGCCCGTTGAACTGCTGCCGATGTCCTTATAGTCACTGGCGCAACCTGACGACCCATCACCGTAGTCATCAACCCACTTCCGCCCCTTCAAGCCTGCATCCGCGAGCAGTGCGCAAGCCTTTGAAGGCTCTGGGCTCAGGATTTCAGCAGACGCAGAGGTGGCAATGGCCAATGACGCGGCGATCAGAAAAAGCTTTTTCAAGACAGGCTCCCTGCCGGCCCCATGCCGGTCACCCGTAATACCCCATCCCAAACCAAATTGCCACCATGCCGCCAGCCGGCCACGGAGAAACACCCATGCCCATTCGCCACGCAGTGATGCACTTCATCGACAAGAAGCCGGATGGCAGTCCGGCGGTGTTGCACCTGGCCAGCTCAGAGCTTCCCGATAGCGGCGCCATTGATAACCTGCTGTTCGAAGTGAACGGTACCTACAACGCCAAGGCGGGAAAGGGCTGGGGTTTCTTCCAACCTGTATCCGGCGCGTACCCGTTCAGCGGCTGGCTTACCAAAGCCATGATCGACGAAATGGCGTTCATCGACTTCACCCGCACCTCGGCAGAGCATTTGACCAAGCTGATGGAGGAGTCGAACCTGTCGGTCGGTGGCCACGTTCTGTTCGCCCTCTACACCCAAGGCATGACCGACTACCTGATGATCGCCATCCTGCAGCAAGTCGATACGGTAGCCGTTGCTCACGATCTGACGGTGGCCACCTCGCGCCAGCTCGACGCTCGAACCTTGCACTTTGCCGCCCGCATCAACCTGAGCGAGTGGAAGCACAACCCGGACTCGCGACAGTACGTCTCCTTCATCAAGCCGAAGGGCGGACGTAAGTCTACCGCCTACTTCCGCGACTTCATCGGCGCCCAGGAAGGCGTCGACGCCCCAGGCGAAACCCGGACGCTGCTCAAGGCCTTCACCGACTTCGTGAAGGCGGAGGACCTGCCGAGCGAAGCCGCAAGCGAGAAGAGCCAGAACCTGGTGGCTTATGCACAAGCACAGGGCAAGCTCGGCGAGCCGATCAGTCTTGACGAGCTCTCCGAGGTGCTGGATGAGGACAGGCCGAAGACCTTCGCCGACTTCATCAGGGCGGGCGATTACGGAATATCCGAGGCCTTCGACGCCGACAAGCGCACCCTCAACCAGTATCGCCGCTACACCGGTCGCGCCGAGGGCATGTCGATCAGCTTCGAGGCGCACCTGCTCGGCAAGCGCGTTGAGTTCGACCAGGACAGCGCCAGCCTGACCATCAAGAATCTTCCGACGCAACTTATGACTCAGCTGAAGCGCACAGCAACTTCCTTCGACGGTTAGCTCAGGTCAAAAATTGAGCTACCTAACGCTTGAAGCCCGTAATGAAGTCCGGGACCGTAATACACCATCCAAAGTTGACTGTGCAAAGCAGCAAAACTGCCCAAACAGCCATGAGGGATAAGCCGAGTTTGATGGGAACTCGGCTGACAGAGTACTTCTCAAGTATGAGGCCTCGAATGATTCGACTTCCAGTTCCCGATTCAAGCCGAGATTGAACATCTGCTTTGATTTGCTTCGGGTTCTTGGAAAACAGCTCTACTGGAGCTCGATCGCCAGCTTCATTAAGCAGCTTTATCAATCGAAGCTCTGCCTCTTTAAGCTCATGCTCCCAATGCTCTTGCCAGTACTTGGCTCCTGCCGCGATCTGTGTCTGGTACCAAGAAACGATCACACCAGTGACACAAGCCATGAACGAGACCACTGGGAATGACCCGACTGACTGAACCAGTCCCGCGAAAAGGACACCCTGAAAAATCATTAGGAAGTTGTTTCTGTTGGCAAGCTGGCCAATCTCGAAATTTCTTATCTCAATGCACTGCTCGTAAAGACGCTTGGCGGCTGCCAAAGGCTCGTTCGTTTGGGTCAACTCAACATCTCCCGGCTTCATTTCGTATCCCTTTAGGCGTCATGCCGCGCAGTAGAAAACACTAATTGCATTCATTTTGCCATCACCAAGCGTCAGCAAGGCGCAGGAGTCCGTTTATGAGCACATTCGCAGTGTTCGGCATGACCCGTGATGTAGCGCTGGCCGAGGCCAAGAAGCGCGTCAAAACCACAAAGCCCGGCAAGCCTGGCGGGCCATCAATCCAATTGACGCCAGCCCAATGGGACGAGGCGGTCGCCAAGTACGCCGACAAGCTCATGAGCGGCGAGAAGGTCAAGCAGCTCAGCAACCTGTTCGACGCCCCCCAGTACGCGCAGCAGTTCATCGAGCTTGCGCGCAAGCAGGGGGATTGCCGAGACCTGCGAATTCGAGCCCGCTGCGCGCTCACCGACGCCAAGGGCAACCCGGTGATCAACCCGAAAACCAAGATGCCAAGAATCGGATGGTCGGACTACGGCGCCGATGGAAAGGCTAAAGCCGCCTAGCCGTTCCCTTTCGCCATAGCGAACCCGGCTTCAATGGCCTGCTGCTCGGTGGCGTAGCTGTCATCCATGGGGCGCGGGATTCCGGTAACGCTTTCGATGATCCACTTGTCCAAGGTGACGCCCTTGAGCTTGTTGGTGACAACAACAGTTATTCCGTTACGCGTGGTTGTGCTCATAAAGGCCTCTGTCCATGTAAGTCAGTGGCAACACTCCCGCGTATCCGACAGAAAATCAACCGCATTCGATGACAGAAATGAATACAGGCAAGCAGCCCGCCAGCTCAAACAAGTTCGCCATCCTGCCGATGTGGGTAATCGACCGCATCAAGGAAGAAATGCGCCTCGGCCCCGCCGCTTGGCAGGCAATAACCGACGCAGTTGAGCAGGCAGAAGTGCCGCAGGCGCTGCCGTGCGAAGTGAAGCTGCCGCCAGGCGCGGTAATCGGCCAAGGCACGCCATTGTCGACGCTGCTGATGGCTATCACGCAGCGCGCCAGCCAGCCGGCCCACGCTCAAGTGTTCAGCAGCGAGCCAGAAGCCATGCAGTCCCACCCCGAACCATTAGCCTGGATGGTTGGTACTGCCATCTGGTGGACCAAAGAAGAGGCAGAGAGGGATGCGGCAGAGGTTGGCCTGCCGGTCGTGGGTCTTGGCCCAATGAAGGAATCGAGCGCGCCGGCTGTATCGATCCCCGACGGCTACTGCCTCATGCCCAAGCGGCTCACCGCCGAGAATGGCGCCAAAGCCCTGTTGCTTGGCGAGTTCAAGCTGGAGGTAACCCGCGAATGCCCCGAATGCCTCGAACTGGACGAGCCAGCAGAGGGCTGCGAGATCTGCGATGGCGAGGGTGAATTCGCTCAGCGCCACACGATCCCGTGGGACATGATCAAGTTCATCTACAGCGAGGCCGTGAAGGGTCTTGCTTTCCAGCGGAACGTGACCTGCAAGCCATCATGACATTCGGAGTACATAAGTACTCCACCCGGCTGTAACCCCTCTCCCCTCTACTTTGAGGCGGCGAGACGATTGGCAGTTGGAGCACCGTCAATAGCAATCCGGCGGGCCCGGCCGACGCCCCATGCCAGCGCTCTAGTCATCGACTCACCCGGGCGCGACTCGAAAGCCTCCTCATGAAGCGCAGAGCCGCTCGGGGCGTATACACCGATGAACATCTGCGTGTTACCCGTTCGCGACAGTCGCACCTGGACATCTATGAACGTTCCATCGTCGAGTGTTTCGTCATGAGTCCTATGGTGAAGCGTCGGGTCAGCCCAAGACCAAAAAACATCACCGCGAATTCTCATGCCGTCCTCCTTCGACTTCAGTTGTATGCATCAACCCACCATAGCCAAACCGAAGCGGTTCGCAACCGCACCTGCCTGTTTCGTGATCTGAATCAGACTATTGGCCATCACCAATGCTCCTAACCCCTCCCCCTTCTATTCACTGCCGCGATATGGCGGCCAAGGAAGTCGTATGCTCGAAGCAAACATCAACCAGCACCTGAGCACCCTCACCGCAAGCCAGCTGGCGAAGCTGCTTGTCATGCGCAAGGGCCTCCAGTTCGGCTACGGCTACACGTTCACCGACGATGATGGGCAGTCTACCGACGTCGATCTGGCCTTCCTGGCTGCGGCACCTGGCGAGCTGCTCGAGGTTCTTTTCGAAGAAAACGAGCATGACGACGCCATCAACGAAGTGCGATACGAAGCTGAACAGGTCAGCGGCATCCGCGAGTGGTGCCACTACAGCTGGGGAAGGAACTACGACATCGACGTGAAACCATTCATCCTGCCTGACGGCCGCGCCCTGGCTTTCTGCGAGATGAGCGGCGGCGGAAAGCACGGCGAGCCGAATGCCTACCCGTGGGTGAATGAGGCCAAGTTCATCAAGGTCGCCGGCGTCGAGGAACGGGTCATCAAGATGTACCGGTTTGAGGAAATCAAAGACGGCGCTGAGGTGGAGCCATGACCCGCCTCGCCCTCTGCCTCCTTCTGCTGGCCACCGGCGCCAGCGCAACCGAGAACGTTATCGACGTGCAGCACGACAGCCAGCGCGGCGTCACCTGCTACCTGCTCAACGGGGTCGGCATCAGCTGCATCCCCGACAGCCAGCTGCAGGCCGGCAACCAGCGCCAGCTCTCCCCGCACGAAACACAACCTGAACCTACACCCGCACTGGCGCCTGGGCGCTGGATTGATGAGAGGTATCAGCTGTGAGCAAAGCCGCCCGGAAAGATGTGCTCGACGAGATGACCAAGGAAGACCTGGTGGAGTGGATCAGGTCTCAGCACTTTTTCATAAAGCCCAAGAAGAGCGATGTGCTGTATCTGCGCTGGAAGCGGCAATCGGCAGACGTTCTGACCGAAATGGAGAAGGAGAACCGCGCGCTTGACCATCTGGACTTCAGCGAGCGGGATCGACTGGCTCGGCAGTTCAACGCGTCAATAGATCCAAGTGAGCGGCTTCGACTGGTCGAGAAGATAGAGCCTTATGACAAGGCCCTGAGAGACCACCTGAACCGCTCCGAGGCGATCAACCGCAAGCAAAAGCGAGTGGATGCACTCTACGACCAGATCGAGGTCGAGCGGAAAAAGGAGTGCCGATGATGACCGACCTGATCGAAGTGAGGGTATCCAACCTGATCGGCGCGCCGCTGGACTGGGCGGTGGCCATGGCCGAAGGCTTCGGCACAGACCCTGAGTGCAGGACCACAATCTGGCGCAGCCGGACTGACCCTACCAGCGCCAGCATCCGCGGCGCGACTGATGGCTTCGGCTATCGCCCTTCCAACAACTGGGAGCACGGCGGCCCGCTGCTCGAAAAGCACCAGGCAGGGTTGAGCCATGACCGGTATTTGTCAGGCGGGCCATGTGGCTGGAGCGCAGGCCCGCTCAACTCGACCTGGCTTTCCGGACCTACACCCCTTATCGCCTTCTGCCGTTCCCTGGTTCACGCAAAACTTGGGCCGATCGTGCGGGTACCAAAGGAGCTACTGCCATGATCGCCCTCGCCTACATGGCCTACCTAGTATGGAAGGCGCCGCGATGAGCAAGCCGCATGCGCGAACCCGCACCGGTGCGAAGGTTACCCTCACCGTCGAACTGACGAACCTAGGATCTTGGGGGCCGGACTGCACTCTAGACCAGGTCTACCGGCAGGCCCGAGAGGCGGCGATCGGTCGCCTGAACAAGGTATTCAAGGACCACCTTGATACCACCCGCATTCTTGGCCCAATCGTCGTCGAAGCCGTAACCACCGACCTCGAAAAGCGTTAACCCCTCCCCCTATCACTCAAGCCCGCCGACATGCGCGGGCGAGGATGACCTATGTCCGCAACAGAACGATTCCACCACACCGCGAACGACTGCCTGGAGCGCCTGGCGGCCGATCTCTGGCCGGAAGCCAAGCTGGCTCTGGTCATCTACACCCCTGAAAAGCCTGAACTCGACATCGTGCTCAAGGACAGCGGCCTCAACGTTGACGAGGTCGTGAGCACCCTGCGCCGTCGCGGTGGCCTGGGCCTGGATGGCGAGAACATCTACAAGCGCCTGCTCTGCGACGCGATCATCGGGGCCATGGCTTGCGGCAAGCAAAACAGCAACCCGCCGCCTGCTGATCACTGGGGTCAGGAGTTTTGGAATATCGGCCGGGCCGAGGGCGCACTGCAGGAAGAGCTGATTCAGGCGCTCCGCCTGGCCCGCAAAGAACTGGACGCCTGCCAGCGGGCGATCCACTACGCCGGCGGCTTCGATCCAGCTTACGTCGACGATGCCCAGGCGGCGCTCAAGGTCGCCGACACGGTGCTCGAGAAAATGCCCGCCTGACCCCAACCTGCCGCCACCGGCGGCGTGGAGACCAACATGCATTCAAAAAGGAAGAAGCCAGGCGATGAACGCGCCGGGGTGGAAGAGGCCGTTGCCCAGGAAATGGACAAGGTAACGGAGGAAAAGATGGCCGAACTGCTGGGAATCACGCTGCGAGCGCTTCAGACCCGGCGCCAGCGCGGGAAAATCCCTGAAGGCGTCTGGAATAAGAACGGCCGCAACATCATGTACAGCAGATGGAGATATGAGGAATGGCTCGAAAGCCTGTGGGTCTGCCCCCTGGAATTGAAATCCGAGGAGACTCGCTCCGAATCCGTTTCACTTGGAACGGTGAGCGTCGCGGGGAAACCCTCGCCCATCCCCCGACGGCGCAGGGCATCCGCGCAGCCAGCCGTGTACGTGATCAAGTAGTAAACCTGATCCGCCACGACCTGCTGGACGACGAGAAGTATGCCGAGCTATTCCCGGGCTCGGAGGTGGCCCGCCGGACGGCGGAGTCCATCCCGAGCCTGGGCGCCTACACCCAGATGTGGCTGGATAGTCGCCACATCGTCGAAGGCACCCGCAACAACTACAAGAGCGTGTTCAACATCTACTGGATGCCGTACCTCGGCCTACGCCGGATAGACATGATCACGCCGACCATGCTTCGCGGGGTCATTTCGCAGATCCAGTGGACGTCAGTTGGCGTCAAGCGGAATGCGATCATCAAGCTGTCCAGCGTTTTCAAGACAGCGGTCCTCGATGGTTTGATCGCCAAGAACCCCACCAACTCGCTCGATAAGCCAAGGGCCGTCAAGAAGGTCGTAGACCCTTACACCAGGGCGGAAGCAGAGGCGATAATCTCCCACCTGTATGCGACGCTTCAGAAATACTCGCAGATCTACGCAGCGTTCTTCGAGTTTTGCTTCTTTACTGGAGTCCGCCCTGGCGAAGCAATGGGCCTGAAGTGGGAGGACATCGACCTTGATCAGCGCTCCGCGACGGTTCGCCGGATCATCGTTAACCGTGCCCCCCAGGAACGCACGAAAACCAAGCATCATCGGGTGGTCCTGTTAAACGAGCGAGCACTAAACGCCATCAACCAGGCCCAGCGAATGGCTACTCTTCGTCGCATGGCGTCCAAGTCGGCCCACCCTACTAGCCCCTTCGTGTTCCAACCTAGCAAAGGTGGGCTGTGGATTAACGAGCCAAGTGTTACAATCCGCCACTTCAAATCGGCGCTGAAGGCGCTGAACATCCGTGAACGCCGTCAGTACGACACCCGCCACACCTACGCAACCATGTGCCTGATGTCTGGGATGAACCCCGCGTTCATCGCGAGCCAGCTCGGCCACAGCGTCGAGATGTTGCTCTCTACCTACGCGAAATGGATCAGCTCCTCCTCGGACTGGAGGGAGCTGGAGAAGCTGCCGCCCCGAGTCGAATTGGCCCAAAATTGGCCCAAAACTGACGAGAGGGCCTAA